TTAGAACGCAAGGTAGCAATAATATGCATATCAGTCTGAAGCATACAATCTACAAACTCACTATGTTCCTTGGAAGGCTCACGCCAAGATGTGTAAGAATTACCAGTTTTTGCAGCAATATTTCCCTGCTTATCAAGAACTGCCATCCACAAATGAGAAGCAGAGTCAATGATAGCGCACTCCATTTCAGCTTCTTTACATAGTTTGATTGCTTCAATGTACTGCTGTGGAGTATAGGGAGGAGAAAGTGTAACGCTTTGATAATTGCCAATCTTGATGCCTTTTTGGTCGTAGCCTGCATAAAGCTCACCAGAACCATTTTCGGAGTCAATAATCGCAATCTTTGACCAACAGTCCTCATCAGACCACTTCGGATGTTCGCCTTTTACAATACCATAAGCCAAAAGAAGCGAACTCATTGTCTTACCAGCACCAGATGGTGCTGCGATGCCGATTTTCAACTTTGCCTTTTTTCTTACGGCTGTTTTCAGTTGCAATGCCAAATCAACATACCTCATTTCTTTGTTTTTGAAAATTTTATATCTAAAGTCTCTTGACTTGTACCCGTATTATACCACAAGGGTCTGGCTTTGTCAAGGGGGTTTGCAAATGTTTACAGAAAATTCACAATTTTTTTCTTTTTAGAACCCTAAGAGAAAAAATACTGTGTTTTAATCTTTACGCATATATATATTATATCATAATTTGCAATCCTTGTCAAGTATTGTACTAAATCTTAGCTTGCATACTTTGTTCTTAATATATATTATTATAATTCTGTACTAACTATATCTTAGCTTGCATATACTTATAACTTGTAGTAACTTTGCTTATATATCATATTTGATATATATAATTATTATATATATTTAATATTATATATAATTATATAATATTTATAATATTTATATATGCCATAAGATATATATAATATTTATATATTATATTTTAATAATTGCCTGTATATATTTTTTTCTTAGGAAAAATATATACAGGCAATATTATATATATAACTAAATAATATATCAAGATAAATATATTACTTAATTATATATATAATAGCATATATATAGAAATAATATATATAAATAATATTAAATATTAAATATTATTATAGATACTGCTGATATTATAGCATATATAAGCGAGCTTGTCAAGGAAATGCTATATTTTACAGTTATTTCCAATTTAGTACATATAATTTACAAAAAATTAACATTTAGGGTATTGATTTTTACAGTATATGGTGATATAATACGATTACAACAATAAAAATTCACAAGAAATGGGGGTTTGAGATGATTGTAAGCGACTTGTTTGATTTTGAAGCGTCGTGTATTCTTTGTGATTCAGATGATGTCGATTTTTTTATAGTTGACGAAAAAACAATTAAACTTGTCTGCAATAGCTGTGGCTGTGTTGATTATATTGAATTGGAGGAATAATATTTGAATGTTATTTTGTACTCTACTGGATGTCCAAAGTGTAATATTTTAAAAAAGAAGCTTGCAGATGCCAAGATAGATTATAAAGTTATTGAAGATGTTGATGTTATGGCGTCTAAGGGACTAAAAGAGGTTCCATGGCTTGAAGTTGACGGCAATTTAATGAATTTTGTTGATTCTTCTAAATGGATAAATGAAAGGGTATAAATATGAACATCGAACTTCAGTTATCAAAAGATTTTGAAAGATGCCTTGACGAACTTAGAAAGAAATATGGTGAAGACTTTGAACTGTTGAATGGTGTTCATCCAAGTCAGCTTGACTTTTCTGAATTTTTAAATAAGTTTGTTGGTCAAGATACTGTTGCCGACGCAACAATTGACCCTAATGCAAACGCAAGGCATAAAGATATTCGCTCTTTTATGACAGAAAAAGGAAAAAGCGAAGACAAATTGTTTGGTCTTAATAAAATCTTTATGGAAATAAAGAAAAAATGGGGACTAAGGACTGCGAAACAGTGGCTTGAACAAGAATTTAGCAAAGGTTTTTATCTTAATGATAGCGCAACTGCCTCTTACTTCCCCTATTGCTGGGCACAGGATTTGACAAGACTTGCCACAGAGGGTTTATTTTTTATTAAAGGATATAACAATCAACCTCCAAAACATCTTACAACCTATTTTGACGATGTTATTGAATTTGTTAGTTTCCTTTCTAACAGGCAAAGCGGCGCTTGCGGTCTGCCAAATGTTCTTATATGGGCATATTATTTTTGGAAGAATGATGTGAATAATGGATATTTTCTTAAAGACCCAGACACATATCTTCGTCAAAATTTCCAAAAATTTATTTATAGGTTAAATCAGCCGTTTATGCGTATAGACCAATGTGCGTAAAAGTTTGCGCCCTTATGTGGTAACACATATTGAATAACTTCGTGAATTGCTGAAAAATCTTTTTTTTGTTTGTGTATTATTTTATAGTGAAAGGTGGTGTTAAATATAAGAAGAACAGATGTGGAAACAGAACAAAAAGTAATAGATTTATATTTTAATGAAAATTTATCAAGTGTAGAAATTGGAAAAATATTAAATCTTGGGTGCAAGACAGTACAAAGAATTATTAAAAGAAACGGGTTTGAAACAAGGACTTTATCAGCTTCTCAATTTGCTAAAATAAACAAAGAACCAGATATTCGTTTGTTTGATAAAGACTGGTTACAAGAGCAACATTTAATTAAAAACAAAACCTGTAAAGATATTGGAAAAGAATTGGGCGTTGATGCGGGAACCGTAAGACGGCATATGAAAAAATTGGGAATTTCTACAAAGACAAATTCTGAATCCAAGGTTGGTCTTATGATTGGAGAAAATCACCCAAACTGGAAAGGCGGTATATCTCCATTAAAACTATTGTTAAGAGAATATACTCAAGTAAATATTGTCCCAATGGCAGCAAAGAGGGATAATTACACTTGTCAATTATGTGGCAAATCTCATACTGTTTTACACGCACATCACATAATCCCGTTTAACAATATATATGGCGCTATTTTATCAGAGCATCCAGAATTAGATAAAAACAATCCCTCTGATATTAAGCAGTTATATGATATTTTTACACATGATGACAGATTCCTGTCTGTTGATAATTTAATTATTTATTGTAAAGATTGTCATTTTTATAAAATACACAAATATAAGAAAAAGATAATTAGCAGCCAAGCCTCAAATACTGAGGAAGGTTCAGAGACTATCCTGTAAAGGAGTACACTATAAGCGATTGATAGTGGAAGTGCGAAGAAACTGAATTATCAGTTTGTGATATAGTCCGCTCTCCATGGTGACATGGAGCAGTTCATAAGAGAACGGTATTGGTGTAGCGACCCAATACGAACACAAAGGTTACAAATGTATCTATTTTTGATAGACCATATCTTGAAGCGCTTTTTGGTGGAATGGAGTTCCCAGATGGTTCATTTGCTATTGACCAAATAGAGGAAATCATTGAAACGCAAAAGATTTTTATGGATGTTGTAAGCGAAACAAGAAGTACCAATATGTTCACTTTTCCTGTATTAACATTTTCTCTTTTCTATAAGGACAACAAATTTGGCGACGAAGAATTTGCTCACTGGGCATCTGACCATAATATGAAATGGTCAGACAGTAATTTCTTCGTTAGTGATAATGTCGGTATTTTGTCTAATTGTTGTAGACTTCTTAGCGAGACTACTAAACTTGACGCTTTTATTAACTCAATCGGTGGCACAGCGCTTTCAGTTGGTTCTTGTCGTGTAAGCACAATCAATCTTGTTAGAATTGCTTATGAGTCCAAGCTGAATAAGAAAAAATATCTTGAAATTCTTCGAGACAGAACGCTTCTTGACTGTAAGGCGCTTTACAGTATGCGTCACATCTTAAAACGAAATATTGAAAAAGGACTTCTTCCCAATTATCAAGACGGTGCTGTTGAACTTGCCAAACAATTTTGTACTATTGGCGGTATGTAATAATGCCGAATACATTTTTTCCAATTATCGTTGGGGTCACACGAGTGGCTAACGAGGAAGCCTTATTGTGAGTCGTACACACATTTAAGGTAATCTCGTGGGAGGTTATATGAAAAAAGATATATACATCATCAAAAATTCTGTAAATGAAAAAGTTTATATAGGGCAGTCAAAAAATGCTGCCGAAAGGTGGCTGTCGCATATTTATAACGCTAAATATGAGGCAAAAACCAATAATGAAGTTCAAATTATCCATAAAGCGATGGCAAAATATGGAGTAGATAAATTTCATTATGAAATCTTGGAATATCAAATAGAAAATTATGACGAGCGTGAAATTTATTGGATAAATTATTATAATTCAAGAGTGCCTAATGGCTACAATGTCGCAATAGGCGGTAAGGGCGCTGGTTGTGGCACAGAACATCCAGGCTCAATCTTTGATAAAGATACTTTGCTTAAATGTATTAGTGAGATTTCAAGTACAACAAAAACTTTTACAAATATTGCAAAAAAATTTAATTGTTCTCAAGAGGTAATATCTGCAATAAATAATGGAGAAAGATATAGAGATGAAAGATTTTCTTATCCATTAAGGAACACTAATACAAAATATTCATACGAGACGCTAAAACAAATTAGGTACAGCTTAAAATATGAATTAGATTTAAGCATAAAGGATATTTCCAATAAGTATCATGTATGTTGTTCGCAAGTGTCAGAAATTAATAATGGAAAAATTTATTTTGTTGTTAATGAAGTTTATCCTTTAAGAAGTAAAAGATTAAAAGATTTAAGTAACGACACTGTAAACAACATTGTTCAAGACATTTTACACTCTGAACTATGTCTATCAGATATTGCTACAAAATATAATATAAGTAGACCAAGAATAACTGGCATAAACAATGGAACATATTATCATAATAATATGTTAAACTATCCATTACGAGAAGAAAATGACAAAAGGAATAAGTCTAACAAAAAATTTATTGATATTGATGTTATTTGTGAAATACACAAAATGCTTCAAGGCGATAAGTCCATAAACTACATAGCGAATAAATATGGAGTATCTGGAACCACAATACGAAACATTAATAATGGAAAATGTAAAAAATATATCTTAAATGGATATGTTTACCCAATTAGAAAACTAAAATGATGATGATGATGTAAAACCCCTGTATCGACTATCTCCGTATAGGAGAGTAAAAATGCTATTGATACGCATTTTGAAATGAATGTATGTATGCTACGAAGCATATATAAGAAATAGTCAGCCCTTTTGGTAACAAAAGAATAAGTGATTGGAATGTACGAGGTCATGGATATGTTCGGGCTTATTGGAACAGATGAATTTGGCAATAAGTTCTACACTGATGAAGCTGTTGAGTTTGCCACAGCTATCCTTGACACAATGAATGATGTTAAAGACCATTTTGAGTGTGATTTTACATTTAATATTGAGATGATTCCTGCAGAGAATTGCGCTGGCGTAATTTGTCAAGCTGATAATTTGATTTACGAAAATGATAAATATTTCATTTATAGTAATCAATGGATTCCGCTTACAGAAAAGTGTACTATTCAAGAAAAGTGTCGTCTTGGCAGCTTATTTGATAAAAAATGCGGCGGCGGGTGCATTGCGCATATTGATATCGAAAATAGATTCCCCAATCGTGATGTGGCATGGGATATGCTTAATTATGTCGCTTCACAAGGCGTAATTTATTTTGCTTTTACAACAAAAATATCCGTATGTGAAGATAAACACGCCTTTATTGGCACTAAAAATTGTCCAATTTGCGGGAAGCCAGAAGCAGATAAGTACGCAAGGGTCGTCGGGTTTTATGTTCCTATTAGTGGGTATCAAAAAATTAGAAAGAAAGAGTTTAATTGTCGAAAGTGGTATAACATATTAAACAATGACACAATTATGTAATTCTATTAGACTAAGAGGCGTTGTTATGGAAGACTTTATAAACTATCGTCTTCCATCAATGTTCCTTATTTCTTCCTTTTGTGATTGGAAGTGTTGTCACGATGGTGGATTTTCTGAAAAAATTTGTCAAAACAATAACATAATTAATGTTCCTATAAAAGAACTTTCCTATTCTTCTTTGCTTAACGCTTATGTAAAAAATAAAATAAGTAAAGCAATTGTTGTGGGCGGACTTGAGCCATTCAAACAATTTGATGAAATTTATGGATTGATTAATTATTTTAGGCAAAATGATGTATTGGACACATTTGTGATTTACACTGGATACGACAAACAAGAAATTTGTGAACAAATAGACAAAATGATGAATTTTAAGAATATAATCATAAAATTTGGAAGATATGTACCAAATCAAAAAGAGCATTATGATGAAATTCTTGGGATAAATCTTGCAAGTAGCAATCAATATGCAGAGGTAATATGTTAAAAATCACATATAATCAAGATAAACAGATTGTCGATAAGATTTTGGACGCTCTTGATAAAAACAATGGATATTGCCCATGTAAATTAGAAAAGAACAATGATACAAAATGTATGTGTAAGGAATTTAAAGAGCAAAAAGAGGGATATTGCCATTGTGGACTGTATATTAAAGAAAACATATAAAAACTAATACCAAATAAAGATATAAAATGGAGTTTAAAATGAATAATAATATAGTTGTTTATGTAAATGATTTTTCTAATGGGAATGTTACCGTTGACGCAGCAAGACTTCGTGAGTATTTTAATAAGGCTTGCGAAATGTCTATTGAAAATGGTAAGTGTACGGAAATTGAATTTTGCACAGTAAAACCGTCTGAAGTGTTCAACATGGCAAATTACGAGAACGCAGTTCAGCAGACAGTGAATATTTTGGAGGAAGCGCTGAAAAATGCTTGATGAAATCAAAGTGGAAGTTCTAAAACATCCGACTGATGAAGATTGGTTGTGGTGTAAAACCTGCACACTAAACACAATTGGGAAAAAGACAGCGCAAATGCCAACGGAAGAATGGAAAAGAAAAATTCTTGCCGCTGAACACAGCCCAATTAGAGAACTTTGGTTTGGTATTCGTATGACAGTCCCATACTTTTGCAGTGTTCATTTTGTGCGTCACTCAATGGGCGTAAATCATTATGTTCAGTCGCAGCGTAATGATAGACAGGACAATTACGATAGAAATGCGGCAAGACAGGACGCTATGGTTAGTCATATAATGTCTGTAAACGCACAGGAATTGATTTATATGGCACATAAGCGTCTTTGTGCGCAAGCAGACCCAGTTACAAGAAAAGTTATGGGTATGATAGTAGAAGAAGTTCTAAAAACTAACCCTGAGTTTAAAGAGTTTTTGGTGCCGTTGTGTGAATATCGCAATGGTAAATGTACCGAATTTTTCCCATGTGGTAAATATTAAGATAAGGAAAGCAAAATATAAAATGGAAAATGTAAAAATTAAAAAACTTAAAGAAAATGCAGTAATTCCTAAAAAGGCATTTCCTTACGATGCTGGTTGGGATTTAGCAGCCTGTCTTGATTGTGATAGTATAAGTATTCCTGTTGGAAAAACCATTAAAATTGGTACTGGTCTTGCTATTGCAGTTCCAAATGGCTATTTTGGTGGTATTTTTGCCAGAAGTGGGCTTTCCACAAAGCGGGGTTTACGTCCTGCTAACTGTGTTGGAGTTCTGGATAGTTCGTATCGTAATGAAGTAATTGTTCCGCTTTATAACGATAGTGACGAAGTTCGTATTGTAAAAAATGGCGATAGAATTGCACAGCTTATCATTTTGCCAGTTTATGACACTAATATGGAAGTTGTAGATGAACTTAACGAAACTGACCGTGGATTGGGAGGATTCGGTAGTAGCGGGGTGTAAAATATGTTAGAAGGATGGATTTGTCCAAGATGTAAACGGGTAAATGCTCCATGGGTTTACCACTGTGACTGCATCGACGATTCGTTGAAAACCAACAATATAAATTGTTGTCACCAATGGGTTCCAGTAACTGTGTCAACTACGGGAACAACATATAGGTGTTCAATTTGTGGGGAAACAAAAAACGGAATATTATAACATAGTTAGCTATGTTCATAATATCACAAACTATTAAGATGTAAAAAATGGTGAAGCTAAATGCTTCACCATTTTGTTTTATTAAGCGCCGTAATCGTAGCCAACTTTGCCATAAACTGTTACTTCACCAGAACCATACTTAACGATGTTTGCCCTAATATCACAAAGTCCGTTCACATTGCCAGAATATATTCCATTTTCAGTCATGGTTTTTGCGACTTCTAAAGTAGACATATTAACAAGGGCAACATTGTGCCACTCGCCAACTCCAGGCAAAATTCTTCCTTGAATTGCTACTTCACAGCCAGTTCCACCACTAACTTCTACGATAACCATAGAACCCTTGTTTCCGTTTACAATTTCATACTTGCTTTCACCTGCAGCAGTAGCTTTATCAAAAAATTTGCAGTCAGAAGTAATATACATTATATTTCACCTCCATTAAATAGAAGTATGAAAGTAAGCGTCGGCGTAGTGCCTATTCTTATAAACATCACTTCAAATTTAATTATTTTGTTGCTTTAACAAGTTCTTCAATTTTAGTCAAAACTTTGTCATATACAGCTTTGAGAGAGTTGTATTTCTGCTTCCAAGCAGTACATTCGGCTGAAACCTTGTCATAGTCAGATTTCAGAACGGTTGGCTCTTCAATAGCGCCAGTATTTGGATTGGTGACTGGTGGCTCGACATAATTTACGCCAAACCATTGACAAACGCCCTTGCAGAGTGCAATACCGATTTCTTTCTTGTTTTCTACAATCCATTTAGCGTCTTCACCATTATCATGGAAAGCAATTTCTGGATATACGGAAAGCATAGGGGTCATTCTAATCTCATAAAAGGCGTTTTGTGCATAAACTCCACGCTTTGTATTTCTTGGATAAATCGCCATTAGCTGATTGTATGTCATTTTACAAGCTCTATCAGATACGCCGCCTTCGTCGCCATAACGAAGAACGGTTGGCCCTTGAGCAGTACCCTCAACAGGCTTTGCTGTGGCCGCATTAGTGTGAATCGGCATATAGTAGTTAGCGCCCCAAGAGATGCCCTCTGCTACACGCTTTTCCATATTATCTTCAGGTCTTGCAATTTTAACCTCAAAACCGCAACGAATAAGTGCTTCTTTGCAATATTCAGCGATTTCACAACATACATCGTGTTCATAAACTCCAGGATAGCCCCAATATGGGCCATGTGGATTTGGACGGCGTTCTGGCGACAGATAAATCCTTTTCGCCATTATTACTCCTCCTCGTGGATATACTTGCCATCGTCTTCATTCTTAATCTTTTCAAGTCCAGTAGTAACACCATCATAAATACCATTAGAGCCAAGCGCAACAGTAATTGCATTTACAAAGCAAAGGATGACGGTTTCAGGATTTACAACCTCACCGGAATGGCTAAAGCAGAGAGAGCCAAGGAGCAGAAGAACAGCCACCACATAAGAGATAAGCTGCGAGTTCACATTCTCCATAAACTTCAACTGCTTAATAAACTGGGTAATAAGAGTGACCATCATAGCGCAGCCAGCATAAGTGCCAAGAGCAGACCAAGTAACAAATTCGTTCATATATATATTCCTCCTTATAAGAAGTCCAACTCGCCACGAATACATTTATCGTGGGTGGTTTTAATGTTGCGAATTGCCGCGTTCGCTTTAGAATTTATGTAAACAGATTCATGCTGGGTACAATAAGAGATATAATTGTCAATATCTTCTAATATATTATTAAAAGATTCTTCGCTATGACTAATTCCCCTACGTATCTCGTCTGAAAACCGCAAAATCCTTGCCCTACACATATCAACACGATGTCTTTCGTCATCTTCTATATGTTTGTTCAATTCGCTTTTCATTTCATTAATTTCAGATATTATTTGGTCTTGTTTATCTTTCTTTCTGTCCAAAATGTTGAAAACACGATTAATAATAACTGTCAGCACAGAAGAGCCAAGAACAGCCATTACAATTTCCACCATCGGCATCCTCCTTTTCTTTAGTATTATAAAATCGTTACAATAAATGACATTTAGACGTACTTAAACAAGACATCGTTTAATATAACACTTGTTATATTAAATGGTGCTAATTTTGATTAAATAAGTGACCAAAACCGTAATATTAAACAGACTGTTCAAAAATGAATAAAAATAGCCCAAAATGTTCAAAAATAGGGCTTCAAATTTCCATGATTTTCATGAAAAAATTTTCCGATAAAATTATGATTTTATCGTGCTAATTGTAAGTTTTTAAGTCTTTTAAAATATTCTTCTACTTCTTTATCAGACATTGTTCTTTCGCCAGCATATTTCATATTTTCAATCTTATAAAGATTGGAACATCTACAAGAAGTTAAAATGCCATTGGCAAAAATATTGAAATGTTTATCGGTAATGATATTATAATAATCTACTGTCTCATTGACCAATTCTTGCCTTACCAACATAGGTTCACTTTTATCCTCGGCAAATGTAATAGTACCAATTGGAGTTTCAGGTACTCCAGTATGTGTGAAGCAACACGCTTGCTTGTTAAAAATACGATGATAACCACGTGTACCACCATCTCCAACCAGCCCAAGTGTGGTACCATTATCAAATGTCAGCTTGTTATAGACCTCTGCAGTTTGCCTAATCTTAATCCAACTTGGCTTGGCAGATGCAAAACAGCCATTATAAAAATCCCAGACGAGAAGGTTGTCATCATATGTGATTTCCTCAATAGGCTTCTTGGTGCCATCTGCAAGCGTGATAAGAGTGCCAGCAATAAGGCATGCGAATGCAAATCCGGTAATTTCAACAGGTTTTGTCCCGTCTATAATGGAATATTTTAGTTGATATTGGTTTAAACCACCACTAACAAGTGTCGCATTGGTAACCTTTGCAGGCATTTCCATTACATAATCACTTGCCGACTGTATTGATATGAAGCCCTTATAACTAACTGTTGGAACCAAATAATAATACGGCAAATCTTCTGATTCACGAGTTATTTTTGCCTTATTATTTAATGTATAATAATAACTTTTCGTAGAACTAACTTTAGGTTCTATGTACGCTAAACAATAATCATCTGGTATTGTTTGCTTGCCCCCCCCCGCAGAGCCGAGGGTTACAACATCACCAATAATTTGACTCATTATACATCACCTACTTAATAAAATTGTTATTTTAAATATTTGTTTTTATTATTTGTGCTATTTGATTAGACTTTGAAAGCGGGGGACACGCCATAAGAATAGAAGACGTTGCCATTGCCGGCGCTGCCGCTGGTGTAGACATAACCGAAAAGGTCGGAACAGGGAGAACGCTCCCACCAAAAGGCAGCAGAACTTGTATCATTATGTCTGTACATTACTTTACTATTGCCAGCAGCGTAGTAGGCGTATTGTTTGAGGTAGTTTGCCTCTTTATTGTTAGCATACTTGCGTGTTCCAAATATCTCATATTCTGCCAGCAAGAACACATCGTCCTGCGTGGCTGTTAGCTCTGGAAGCGTTTGCGGTTGTCCACCTTCATTGTCAGTGTAAATAGTGCTGGTTTTAATAACAGCTTGAAGGTCAGCGGGGAACGAAGCCTTAATAAGCGGCATGACATTTTTCCGCATAAGACTGGCTTCCCAGCCACCACTGTTAGAAGCAGAGTTGTTCATATTGAACCATGTTCCGCTCTTTCTTCTTGAATTATAGCCACTGTCGGTAAGGCATACAGGCGTTCCGTTTTTGGTGGCCTTGAAGCCATGGAATGTTATGCCATTACCTTCTTTTTCAGAGTTATGATTAAAGCCAATAATATAAACCCAAGTGGTGTAATCCGTTAATGTAAGACCATCAGACACTTTACCATTCATGGTTATTTCCTTACAGTCACCAACAGACCAGTAATTTTGACCGACATTATGTTTGGATGCCCATTTAATTGTGTCCCAGCTATTTTCATTAAGAACACTACTAATTACTGGTGGGGGGGGGCGGCGCTGCCGTTTTTGTAATAGTACATTGAACTGTTAATGATTCGGTGGGAGCAGAGCCAATAGCGACCGCACTAAACACGCCGTTGTCATTAACAATATATAATGCTGTCGTTCCAGCATCAATTAATTTTTGAATAATAGTCGCGTCAGGTTGAATATCCACCTTACTATCAGCATCAGCCTCTCCGACTGCAATAACCTGCGTATAAGGCCCATCACCAGTCCAAGATGTTCCAATAGAAACAGTATCTACAATGATTTGTTTCTGACCATTAGTAACCTGTTCTATCAATGTTCTTGGGTACATGATGTCATAATCTGTACCATTATATCTCTTCATATTTATACGATATTCAGTAGCCAAATCTATACCTCCTATCATTTACTTAATTCTACCAACATATTATATTCGTCTTCGCCAATAATTTCAACAGCGTCTTCTTTTGGAAGATGCATATAAAATGTAGATTTTATATTATTTTGTTTATACCATTTATTCCAATAATAAACATTTGCCAAAGACCTTGCTTTGTGCATTAAACATATGTTTTTATTGCGTCTAATGGGCAAACCTCCACTTTGATAATTATAAGCAACGCAATAAGAGCAACCAGATGCGATTGGGCAATAATAGCACTCGTCATCTGATTCTGTTCTTCTGTCGATAGAATCCAGCATTAATTTGATATTTTGTTCTTCTTTTTTAACAAATAAACCATCTACACTTCCAATAACAAGTGGTTCTATGTCTTTACCAAGAGAGGATTCCATATATCTAACACATGGATATGCCTTGCCATCTGGGTCAAATGCCAGCATCTTGCCAGCACCACCACAATATGGTTTATTCTCTGTCTCAGGCAATGGGCCAAAATGTTTTTCTGTAAACAAAGAAACAGTTGTTTCATCATTTAGTTTAAGAAGTGTGTCAGCCATAAGCTTTAATTCTTTATAGAATATTTGTGCCTGTTCCAAGTTCCACTTTTCTTCAAAAACACAATTGGCATGAATGATTTTTATGCCCTCACCTATAAAGAAGTTTACAATTCGATTTATTTCCTTCAAGTTTTCTGGGGCAATTGTAACTTTAGTTCCAAGCTCGCTCTTGTAATTAGCATTATAGTGCTTCATTGCGGCATATGCCTCGTCAAAATTTCCCCTACCATCCTTATGAACACGACAAGAATCGTGGATTTCTTTGGGGCCATCTATGGTTATCGAAAAACTGATATTGTCACCAAACTTTTTCAAAAAGTTTTGAACGCCATCACTAAAATAATGTGTGCCATTTGTCGTCATAGATGCTCTCCATGTATATAGCCACGGATGATTTAGTTCAAGACATTTCTTGACGAAATATGTGCAGACATAATCTATAATGTCGATGGCAAGCAGAGGTTCTCCACCTATAAAGTCAAGTATAATCGCCTTTGTCTTTTTGTTTATAAATTCACCATCGTCATCATAGTACATTTTGAACAAAAGGTCAACAGCTTTTCTTGCTGTCTCCTTTGACATAAATCTTTTACCCTTATTCTGTTGATAGCAGTAGAGACAATTTAAATCGCATGAGTCCGTAACTTGAAATGTGACATTTCTTGTAAGACTTTCATTTGGCTTTAAGGCAATAGATGGGTCGTAATACATTTCGGAAATAAAATCTGTATAGCTTTTATCTATTCGTTTTTCCATTACTTTTCGGTATATTCTACTTTTGCTCTATCAAAGTCAATAAAGTAGTTATACTCTTCCATCCCTTCTGGTCTATATTTGTCAAGAACATCTTGTTTGGCAAGTTCAAATGCAGTATATTTTTCCTCATATGACTTATTATATCTATCAAGATATTCTTCTTTTGTGCCTTCTTGAGATGTCAAATACCTTAAAATATTAAGAGATGCCATATACTCAAAATAAAGCCTTTCAAGATACATAGCTTCACCATATTCAATCGTAATAGAAACCTTTTTATTCATAATCCCGTAACTCCTTAAAAATTGGACGCCATTTCTGCAATCCACTTTTCATACTGCTCTCTTCCATCTTTTAGCTGTTTTAACAATGGTTTTACCTTATAGTAATAATAAACATTATTTGAATACATACTAATAAGATAATACATGACCATTTGTTTAACTGGCCAGATGGGAGAATTGCTGTCTATATCTATGCCTTGAATTTCTTCAAGTTCTTGAAATAGAATATTCAGTTCTTTATCCGTTGGTGGGGCATAGTTTTTGGGAAAAATTCCATATAACACAATGCTTACATATTTTTCTTCAATATCAAAAATACTACACAGCTTATTTGCTATGTCAGAACAGTATTTATGTATCTCGTCAAAAGAAAAATCTGCAGCAAATGGGATTTTGCTTAACCAAAAAATGGCCATATCAACAGTATAATCCTTTTCTCTAAAAGCAGTTCCAAGGGTTTCTGTTGAAATTGGTTCACAGTTTGGATATGAGGCAATTATTTCATAATAAGACAAACTTTCTAACATAAAAACCTCACTTTACCCAAGAGCCGTTGCCCTTTCCAGTATTATTTACACCCCAACAGTTACTACTACACCCACCCCAGCAGTTAGTAGAACATCCATTACAGGTTCCACACGCTTGCGTACAACCATCTCCGCAATCGCCAGAACAAGTACCGCCACAACCACCAGTACAATCACCAGAGCAACCGCCAGAACAGCTACCAGAACAGCCTACACCACAGCCATAACCACAGCCGGAACAAGTATTTCCGCAAGTGTTTGAACACAAGCCAGAGCAGCTTGAAGCGCAATCCGTACCAGAACCATACAACGGGAAGTTTTCATAGTTGGTTAAAATTGTATTTAAACTTTGTATTGAATCGGCTTGGTCGCCAACTTTTTGTGCTTCCATGCCAATGGTGTTTACTGCGTTCATGGGTGTAATGATTTTGTTAATATGTTCTATTTTCATTTGACCACCAGTTGCTGGCGGATTATTGTAGTCATATGTGCTACCGCCATACGCAGTCAACGAACCAGCATATGACCGTCTTAACATTTCAGCCTTAACTCTTGCCTTGAAATTGATAAAGTCTTCAGCAAGGCATTGCTGACCAGCAGTTAATGCCATTCAGACACCTCCTTTAGCCCCAAGCAGCACTAATAGGTATCCATGCGCTACCATTATAATATTTCAAAAGGTTGTTATTTCCCGTGTCAATCCACAAAAGATTGGTTTTTGAAGGGGCTGAATTACCAGCATAAAAGCCACCAAGGTCACCGATTTGTTCTCTTAACTGTGAAATTTCGGCTGTATTCTGCTGGGTTTTGTTATTGACTGCGTTAATGTCGTTGTTGGCTTCAGTAATTCTGGAATTAAAATTATCCATTGTTACCTGCTCATTTGCCGAAAAAGCAGTAATAGCCAATTAAAACCCTCCTCTGTCTATGTCGGCCCATGACAACGATTTGCTGTCAAGGACTGTCCATGTATAATTTAAAGCGTCAAGTTGTGCGAATGTGTATGGATTGAATATTTCAAACCAAATCATACCGTTCACTATCATTGACTCTGCCTTTGTTGTTGCTATATAAGCTGGCTTCGTCTTCAAAAAGGTTTCCCAGTTTACCTTGTCGTCTGTCGGAATAATGTTTGTATTTTGTTTTTTGGCAACATAATATGTTCCCTTATAGTACACAACATCAAGTGGGTTATATGTAATTTGTTCGTTCCATGTGTATTTCATGGTTACGCCAATTCCATAATTTCCCTTATCGCCACGAAGTCCAATGTAGACCCAGTAATTTGTATCGTCTGGTTTGTTCCCAGAAGTGGAAGCGTCGTTAATATATAAATATACTTCGCCATTGTATATTACAAAATTATTTTTACTATAAACAATATCATCTTTATAATTATCCTTTTTAATAAAGTTATTAATTAGGATATTGAAATTGTTATTTAAATCAAGAAGATAATCTTCAACATTTTCATAATAATAATTTTGTATTGTTTGTAATGCTGTTCCTACATAGTTTAAAACTTCCGCTATAAACTTTTTATTGTCAAGCTGTTTGTTCTTTTCAAGAATGTCAAACGCACCAGCAAGGTCGCCAGCCAAAAACTTATTAACAAATGCTTCTTTAAGCGGTTGGTCAGTATAATGAATATCTTGTAATCTCATTAACCCACCCCTTACTCAACAATTTGAAACCAGAAATCTCCAGTATTAATGTTTGCCGGTGGTTGTGCTTGAACTGGATAAACATTTTGTGTCGGAGTGTATATAATTTTCCATACAGAACTATCACTACCAGGTACAACATCAGTATTATCTTTTAAACAACACCAAACAATGTTATCATAAGTAGCAACATCTTCTGTATAGTAAGGAGTTCCAGACTGCCAATTATATCTAAAGGTAAGACCAGTACCAGACTCACCCATAACACCCTTAATCGTTAATATACGCCAATAAGTTGTGTTTGTTGGAAGAGTTCCAGCAGGAGGAGTTTTTATACAGATATAAACATTGTTTTCTCCAGCAGCAGTATAAATAACAAAATTATTTACTTGATACTGTGTTCCAGTAGAAAATGTTCCTTTAAATACAAATTGGCCAACAGTATTCTGCCAAGATGTTTGTTTATTGTCTATATATGGCTTAATATCTGTAAGATAAAAACGTTGTAGTGCCACACAGGTGTCCATAAGTGTATTCATCTTTGTAGCGTCTATAAACTTTTGGTCAGCATTGGCAATCTGACTATAATACTGTTGAGCTAAAGAAGTGTTACCTGCCTCCATAGCTGCTTGGTAACCAGACACAGCAACAGAGTCGCTAACAGCCATATTCAGCATCGTAACAAAAGATTGTACTGTGTTTGGGAACGAGGTAAATTGCAAATCTTGATAAAGCGCAGAAATAGGTCACCACTCCTTTCTTAAATAATTGGATAATATGGATAGTAGCTACTTAATTCAATTATTTGCGTTCCATTTGGGTCAAGATTAATAGTAATAGACTTAATTGTATATTGTTTTGGCTCCTTCTTGTCAAATGGCGTATAGGTAACCATCCAGTTTACATCTGCCCAATAAATAGGCACACAGGTTATTGAAATAGTGTCATTCATTCGACACCTTTGATATATTTCAAACTTTGCTCGTTGTTCAGCAAGGTCATCAGAAAAAATATATTCATATTCGCCGCCGTACAGCACAAGTTTGATTTCTCCTGCTGGGTTACCGATGTAGAATGGACTTTTAGGGTTTTCGTCTTTGTATTTTCCATAAGCCTGTTGATGTCCTAAAAACTCCCATTTTTCATCTTTTGTATATCTGGCAACCCAATATTCTTCTTTTGCTAAAGATGTCATTTGTTTGCCATCATATCCAACAAGTGGCTTTGCCCCAAGTTCATTTACTTGAAGCGTAATATTTCCAGCAACATCTTGTTCAAGTTTAAATCCGATAATTAGATGTTCTACAAGCTGTACGACAGTTCCTATTGTAAGCTTGATATTTCCACCATCTATCACGACTTCCGATGGGAAGTTTTCAATATCATGTGTTCTACCATATACTTCTATTGAATTTTTAACAGACTCAAAGTCAACATTAACATTTTCGGAAATTACATTCTCGTCCCAAATATTATCGTCAATCATTATTGGTTCAGAATCTGTATATGGAATTGGTTCATAGTGAAATACGCCATCAACATCAAAGTAAATTTGATAATTTGGCAGAATGTCTCGAAGGTCTGAAAGTATATCATACCAACAAGAACCCATTTCATATTCCATATCATATGGGACTTCTTGTATGTCACCATTGTTATTGTAACATTCAGAAACAACATATTTCTTGAATCCGTTTTCCGCAAGGATAGAAATAATTACTTCACGAATATTATTTCCAGCGGGGATTTTATATGTTACGCCAATAAGATAACCATTTCTTAATCCTGTCATTCTTGACATTAAGTCAACGCCAGAGAATGTAAGCGTATGCGTTACTGCGTCATACTGATAGCTTGGCTGATTTATTAGGTATATTCCCATATTAGTCCATTCAATTTCTGATGTATGAAGGCTTTGTACACCAACATAAATTTGGATAAGTTTATCAATCCAGATTTTTCCACCAGCCTGAACATCAAATGTGCTATCAGTTACCACAAGAGAAATATCACAAGTTCTTCTAATGTCACTATCTGAATTTATTTGGATACTACCAGTAACTACGCTTCCCTCTAATGAGTCAACAGTCAAATAATCAAAGTTTAAAAGGTTTATTTTAAGGTAAGTATTTCTAATGGTTTGCTGCGAAGTATTATACTGCGCTTGCGTTATAATATTAGCCATTAACTCACCTCATCTACCATTCCATTTCTATAAAGGTCTTTTTGGTTTTCTGGGTCACCAACTTCTGTCCATTCAGCAGAAACATCAATTTTACCCATACCATACTCACTATCATATTCCGCAGACGGATTACCAGTAATACAAATAAGCCAAGCCGAGCCGTTCCAATCCTTGAGTATTTTTGCCTTTTTGTTTACAAGGAATTCAAACAAAGCTTTCTTTTCCTCTGTGATTTTTAGTCTGTCCATCTTATTTGTTTTCATATAGTCGCTTGGAAGAACTGTTCCAGACAACGAACCAGTTTCGTAACTAACTAATCCGTTACTAACTATTACAGGATATTTTCTTCCATAAGGTTCAAATACGCCAATCTTTTGAACCTTTTGATTTGTGCCGTATCTAACACCAGCAAAAAACTTGTATATGGTGTCTTGGTCACAAATAAATACGCCCTCAAACTTACTTCCGATAGTATTACTAATATAGTCGCCTTCAATGTCGCCAATTACGGGAACAAAAGCGTACTCATAGTCATAACCAGAAGCAGCAAGGTTGTCATTAAAGACAAATGACAGGTCATCAAGGTCTTTAATAGGAATATATTTAAGTGTAACCCAGTCAAATTCAGTAGTTTTTCTTCTTTTAATCTTAAAACCATTAATTTCAGACAAAGAATAGTCGATATTGCCAGCGTTGATATTGCCGTTAAAGTTGGCGCTCATAACAGTAAGCAAGTCCCAAATGGTTGGAATTTCAGAAGAGTATGGCTTACTAACATCCTCACTAACATTCCAATGGTCAAAAATTCCGTTAGAAAGGGTAACCTCATCATATCTTGTAGCTTGAACAGGGGGTTCTGTTAAAGCGTTTTTATCAGAACAAAAATCATATCCACATAAAACAAACAATATTACGCACCCCCAGTTCCAAGATTATAAACGCCTATCACATATAGATTGCTTATTCTTCTCAACCAAATTTGCACTTTGTCTGTTGGTGCTGGTTTGTCAATTTTATCACTATAAATATAATAACAAGCAGTTCCCTTTGCCGCTATCAACTCAACATATACCTTATTGGCATCATCTTCTCTATAATTAATAGTAAGAGTATCTCCAAGAAGTTTGCTTCTCATTGTTATAATAGTCGAGTCCTTATTAAAACTTCTACCCCACAGGGACGCGGTAAAGTCATTTGGGATGGCAAAGCCCTCTTTCCAAATAACATAAGAACCATCACCAGTTAAATCAACAGCGGTATTGTCATCAACAAATACGGGTGGTGTAGGATTAGATTCACCCTCAATAGAGGTTAAGTTTGATTTAACTGTAATATAACCACCCTGACAATTGTTCGTAAGCTGAACAACTGTAAAGATATTCGGTGTGCTATATTTAACAACAAAAGAAACAAGTTCTGTTTTAATTTCTGTATTGTTAATAGTTCTTCCAACAGCCTCTATATAGTAGGCAGAATTATCTACAAGACCACTAAATTGATGCTCTACAATATTTGGTGGTTTTACCAGTGAACCAATATATTTAGTGCCGCTTGTTGAAATAAGTATGCGTTGTGTGTCATAAAGATTAAATATATATGAATTTAGTGACTCTTCTTCAGCCTGGTCATATTTTACCCTAAATAAATAACTACTATTTTGAATGACAAAATCAACAGGCATATTATAGAACTCAAACGATGGCGTAGAGAAGCAATAAAACTGTACAGAATTTGAAGCACTTGAGTTTTCGCCATTAGAGTTTGTAGTGAATATATACGCACTATAATACTCGCCATTAACCAGAGTATTTTCTGGGATTGTATGAGAGAAGGCAAATGAAGTTATAGACTTTCTATAAACAATGTCGTTTGTTTCCTGTTTAATAATTATTAGCTGATTGCCAACAACTTGGTCTCCTCCACTACCAACGCTAAATGTAAATGTGTATTCTTTTGTAGCGTCGAACGCGGGTGGTGTTGCCAATACTGGTCTTATAAGTGCCATATCGCCACCCCCTTCAAGACACTATAAATGCCGAACTCATAGAACTACCCTTTGGAAAAAATACTGGGTACTTCTGATTGACGGTCGGTTTTGAACCATAATATTTTATATTATGTGTGTTTCCGTTTATTTTTATTTGGCAGTTGTTTGTGTCGTCAGCAGAAATAACAATGCCAAATTGTATATCTGGAACTCTATTATCTATCGCAGCATCTATCATAATTTGAATAGAGTCAATAAGTTCTTTTTTTATATCCACTAAAACACCTGCCTTTAATTTTTGGGGTGGGAAATCCCACCCCATAGATTATCTGTTATAGGCTTTTTGTAAAGCAAGGTTTTTAATGCCAGAAATAAATTCTTCTGGGCTTGTAACATCTGGTAGATTAACATTGTCAACATCTATGTTATAGGTTTCAATATTACCAGTGGTACCAGATTTAATTCTTTCTGGGTCTATTGTTCCCCACTTCCAAAGATTCTTTGTGATGTCAGCCGGAATAATCCCATCACCACGATTAAGGACACGAAGTTCAGCACCACGTTCACCAACAATTGACATACCGCCTTTAGCATTAATTGTACCTTCAGCATATTTACTTCTTACATTGCCTCCCGCAGCACCCCTTGTTTTGCCAGCACCAGGTTTCGAAACAGTTTTATTTACTGTTGGTTTCAAAGCGCCGCTTGTAGGGCTATATGCTGGGACATTATTAGGATTAAATGTTGGCGCACCCAAAGGGCCAGCAAACCATTGTTCTGCTGTTTTAAATGGCGCGATTGAAACTTTTTCTGTGGAAGCTTTTACAGAATTGGCGCCAGTAGACGGATTTTGTGTTGTTGAACCGCCGTATCCACCACCACTCATAGCTGCAGCAGCAGCAGCAGCCGCAGCTCGTCTTGCAAGCGCTTCTTTTTCTTCGACATATCTCTTTAATGCTTCAAGGTCATTAAGATAACCAGCCTTTTGTCTTTCAACAAATTCATCAAAGACATCCATAAAGGCGGCAAACTCTGTGTCCAGTCTATCAATGTAGTCATTCCAATAATCTATCTTCTTGTCAAGATATTCTACTTGGGCTTCAAGGTCGCCAAGCTCAAGCTTTCTCTGTTCCTCTATGTTATCCTTCTTGTCTTGCAATTCTTTTTGACGATAGAACTCGTCAAGGTCAGACTGTGCTTTAGAGATTGCTTCTGTGTCTTCAAGATATTGGAATCTGCCATCCTTATATATCATCTTCTTTTGAGCCTTGGCTTTTGCCATTGCCTCAAGAAGTTTCTGATATTCTATTTGCTGTTCAAGTTTATCGTTTGCCTTTTCAAGAGCGTCAGCTTCTTTATCCCACTTATCATTAATATCGTCAATGATGTCATTAAGCTTATCTTTCATCTTATTGAGAAGCTTAATTTGATTTTGGGCAGCTTTTTTTAATCCAGCATTTGGGTCAGAAGAACCAGAACCACCAGAACCACCAGTGCCATCCGTGAAATAGTTTCCAGGGTTTGTTAGCCCAGATACATCTTTCCAATAATCAGAAAGCACACCTTGTTGTGAATCATAAAGCTTTCCATTATATTTGAAAAATTGTTGTCCAGCTACTCTTACAGGTTGAATAGTTCCAAGTGCGCCAATGGCGGTTTCTGCGGCTCCAGCAGCCATAGCAACAGCATTAAGTTCTCTAATTTGCTGCGAAAGGTCAAGTTTGGAACTGTTAAGAATTATTTCCGTCTTAACAAACTCCGTTAACGCAGCGCGCGCTTTGTCGGCATCTTTTTCGTTCTCAATAAGCTTTCTGGCATTGCTAACAAGTGCCTGTTCTGCTTCATTTGCTGCTTCGCGTTTTGCGTCAAATGCGTTTATAAGCCTATAATATGTATCAATTGCGCGTTGTTCTTCTGTGGTCAAAGTTTGTCCAGCAGCCTTTGAATTTTCAAGAACTTGAATATAGGCATTATATCTCTCTAAAGAACTATTAACCTTTTCAATCTGTTCTTCTGTAAGTACATTTACATTTTCTATTGAGTAGGCAAGCGCATCGTATTCTTTAGCAACATCTGCGGCTGTTAATTTTTGTATCTCAAATAAACCGCCGCCCCCAGCAGTATTATTTACAAATTGTTGATACTGTTCTGCATTAAATTGAGTAACCTCGCCAGTAGACTTCGTGGTGACAATAGCGCCTGGGCCAACAGCTCTTTCTTTTTCAAGCTGTTTGGAGTATTTCTCTTTTTGAAGTTCTAAGTTCTTTTCAAGTATTTTATTTTCTTCTTCAAGTGCCTTCTTTTCTTCAAGAATCTTTGCCGTCTTATCTTGCCAAGACACAGCATTGATTTCATTTATCCTATCAATATTGTCCTGTATTTTAGACTGCGTTTCGTCAGCTTCTTTTTTGAAATCTTCAGATGACCAACCAAACCTATCGAACCAGTCGCCAATTTTATTAAGAATATCCAATAAGCTTGTGGCAAGCTGGATTACTCCAGTTATAAACTTTACAACTCCGTCTGAATAAACAAATTCTTCCCAAGATGCCTTTAATTTATTCGTCTCTGCCTGTATGCTTTCAAGATAATACTGCATTTTTTCAGAAGCAGAACCAGCAGACTGTTCAGAAATCTTAACATACTTTGCTACTCTATCCCAGTTTTCCATCAAAGCAAGTACGATTTCTTTCTGTCTTGTGCCACCAAGAGCAGTAGCTATCTGCGCTCTTTGAGTATCATCAAGCTCTCTCCACTTACCAGCAACATCATTAAGAACATCGTACATATCACGCCAGTCATTTTGAGAACTTCTTAATGCAATTCCAGCACGATTAAGCGTAATTTCAACATCATTAAGTTTCTCGCCTTCATCGTCAATTTCTTTCCCTGCAGCAACCTGCGTCATTCTGGAGAAAAGAGTTTTAAAGCTTGTGCCAACAATTTCTGGTGCTTGTCTTGTAACTTCAGAAACAGTCGCTATCATTCCAATTATTTCATCAAGCTCAACACCCGTTGTTCTTGCCATGTTTGCTGTTTTCTGCAAAGCCAAAGCAAGTTCTTCGACGCTTGTAGCCGCAGCAAGGTCAACAGCAGACATTTTATCAACAACGCTCATTGCATCTTGAGCAGACATTTTATAACCATTAAGAGTAGAAGTAAGGTATTCAGTTGCCGAACCAGCATCAATTGCGCCAACCTTACTCATGGTCATAGTTGCTTCCATAAGGCTCTCTACTTCTTCAAGAGTCTTGCCCTGCCTCAGCCACTCCACGCTTCCTTCTGCTATTTCTTGAGTGGTCGCGCCAAGTTGTTTGGCTAATTTTGAATAAGAATTAGCAAGTTCAGCGGTTTCTTCGTTGGAAGTCATAGCCACCATTTGAACTTCTGTCATTGATACATTGAGTTCTTTTATGGTTTCTATTGCGTCGTTAAACGCCCTTGCTAATAACTGAACTGCTGCCTGAATTGCCCGTAACCCAAGTTGGTAGCCAGTAAACATTTTAAGTCCATCTTTAAGGCCATCAACAAATGTTTTTTGGCTTAATTTTGCTATTTCCTGCTTTTTTCTATACTTTTCAAGTTCTGTGTTAGTGTTTTTTATAGACTTCGTATATTTTTCAGCGGCTTTTTCGCCAAGCCCATGTTGTTTAGCAACTTCCATTTGCTTTCTAACAACTTCTTCGGCTTCTATTACTTCTTGTCTATAAATATCTGCAAGTTCTTGATGTTCTTTCTTTGACCTTTCTGGTGCTTCGTTTGCCGCCATCTGCTGTTGAAAATATCTTTGTTTTGCTGCAGACAAACTATTCAAAGCATCTTCAAGATTCTTCATAACAGCAGATTCGGCTTTTAATTCTGTGGACAAGCTACCAGCAGAAATATTTATTTCACCAACATCACGCAGCTTTATTCCAGTTTCGTAAGCTGTATTTTTTACATTTTCAAGGTCAAGTTGAAGTTGCTTTAAATTTGTAGAAAGTCTTAAAACATCATCTGTTCTGCCCTGTGAAAATGCTTTATCAATTTCTTCTTGTGCTACTTTTATCTTTTGAACGGTGGTTGCATAAGCGGCATTTACCCCATTTTGAATGGACTTCATTGCCGCCCCAAGCCCCTTGCCAGTTGCTTTCGTAGTAAAATCAAGTTCAATTTTTTTAGAATCAAAGTAGTTTTGCACAATTTTTTGTGCTGCTTTTATACTTTTGTCGTCTACGGCACCAACTTCTGCCGCAAGACTCAACACATAGTCCATAGCCATATTTGTGCAATCACTCCTTTATTACTTTTTTCTTATTTTAAAGCCAGCAGTATGCATAAATTCTGAATCAAACGGGACAACATCATCATCTGTAATATACTGATTAAGCAATTTGTATTGTCCAGAATTTACCATTGCATCATCTATATTTGCTCTAATCCAAGCTTCTGTCATTTCAAGGAAATTGTTCGCCCCGTATTTAACACGTCCAGATTCAAAACCGTCATTCAAAACCTCAACAAGCTGTTTCTGGAATGGGGTTCCTTCATTTTCTCCCCAAGTATCGGCGTGAGCATTAAAAGTTGGTTTTTCTCCAGGAATGTGTGTTCTTCTAATTTCTGGCTCTATGTTCTTATAGTCAAATTGTACTTGATAGTATTTGCCGTTTTTAGAAACCTTTACGCTATTCAAGAACTCCATTGTTCTGTCATAGTACATGCTTTTTCTTCTTTTATAAACGGTATAAAAAATATTTTTTTGTAATTCTTTTGCTACATTTGTAGCAAAGGTGGCTGCTAAATAATCAGCCGTATCTTGTAAAACCGTTCTGGCTTTAACATAATTGGTAATCTTAATCTTGCCAGCAAGACCACCACCACGAACCTGTATCATATAGCAGCCACCTTTCTAAATTATTTATTTAACGTTCGGATTATTGAACTTCAAAATCTCAAGGACATTCTTAAAGTCCTCGTTGTTATCAAAAAGCTTATTAATCTCCTTAATATCCTTTGTAACTTGTTTATGGTTATAGGAGGCCAACATACTACTAACATCAGTAATGTTTCTAATGCCAATAGAGTCGCGGACTACATCACAAAGTCTCTCGTAGTCTTTTTCAAATGGCTTTGAAAGTACATCATAAAGACCAGAAGACATAAGCATATCATAATTGGCGAATGTCATTTCATCATTTTCAACATCCACATTTGTATAATATTTAATTGCCAGCATCTTTCTAATTACTTCAAGCTTTGCGGCAACATAAGAAGATGGGAAGTCTGCAGTATCGGCAAACAAATCCATGGCATTAATCATTTCTGCGTACTCAAACTTTTTAGCAATAGGAATATAGCCATAAATTTTGATGCCGTCAAGAAATTTTCTTGTTTTCTCTTCTGTAATGTCGTTTTCAATCATACTTTTAGCAATAGCCAAAAGGTCTTCAAATTTAACTTTCTTATCCATAAATACTCCTTTTTTATCCAAAAATGTTCAATAAAACTGTTCTTTTATTAATTTGTTAAGCTTCTTCAAAGTAATGTCCAACAAGCTCATGCGGCAGATATTGCAGGACAATAGTGCCTGTTTCCTCCCCTCGCTTGCAGAGGTAGGTCTTTTCATCTTCTGGGTCAAGGTAATACTTGCCGTATTCATATTCCATGCCACGAGCAGCAGGAATCGGGTCATCAATCGTTCCTGGAGAGCTGGTGTTGATGACAACCCACAGAGCAGGAACAGCCGGAGGTTCCCATCCTACCTGAGATGTGTGAGCTTGCAGGCACTTGTACACCTTGCCATCGTACCGTCTGCGGTCGCCCACCGCATACTTGGTATCAGCTTCCCATGGAAGGAACAGCATAGGGTTCTTTGCTGCGTCATCGTCCGCCATGGTGCTGGTCACGTTATCAATGCTCGTTCGAATTTCCTGCGCCTGCTCTAAGATGTCATTCCGCATTTGCTGTTTCCTCCTTTTCTTCGGTTTCTACGCCAAGCGTTCGAAGAGCTTCTTTCAGTTGTTCCAACTCTGCATCCTGCTTTGCTTTTACTTCCTTAGCCTTTTCGGTGTAGTAGCCCATTAGTTCACCCCCATAATACTAAGAGCATTACGCATATCGTTTGTATAGTTCGTACCATCAAGAGACTTCCAACCACCAGCAGCTGTATCATAATAATAAGCATTTGCAGATTCAGCAATGCCAGAATCGTTACCAATAAACGCATTGTTTATAGCAATATTTATCCGTGTGCTTTTATCATTTACAATGTCGATACCCGGTCTTGCGTCAGAATAGTACAAAGCAAGTGTATTCTTTGGCAAAGGGAAGTTAAGAGACAGTTTATATACATTGCTTGTTTGCCCATTACATCCAACAAAAATAAAGCCATCATCAACAGCACACATCGGCATTGTAGTAAAGTAACTTGTAAAGCTTCCGATTTGGGATTTGACATCAAACACACTTGTATCTGTTTTTGTATTAAAATCATACGAATGCAAATACCCATCCGAAAAAAGGTAATACATTTTTTTGTCAAACACAGCACCAGACGTTGTACCTATTGCAGTACTAATATTTTCCTGTTTTCTCGTTCTTTCAATCGGGTCAACAATCGAATAAAAATTATTTGATCCCGAACCAGACACATTGCTTAATGCAGAAATACCACCAAAGATATACATCTTGTTATCTATGGCTCCTTGAGCTGCAAACACTTGGCTGCGAAAAGAGTTTATTTGGGCAACTTGTGAAATACTGTTCGTGAGTGTATCTGTTTTATACAGTTTTCCGACGTTGGATGGCGTTGAATCATCAACGAGTACAGAGTATATGTCGGTTCCGATTACTATAGAAGCGTATGAACCGTCTTCAACACTACCAAGCTGTTTCACAAGAGCCTCGGTATCAAGGTCGTAACAAAAAGCATACCGTTGATTGTACCAGCTTCCAGATATACCACCGTAAGAGTATAGCTTGTTATCAACAATGCACATTCCGCATTGCGGGTAAACTTTATTAAGTGCAGATGGTTTCGTAACTTGTTTGGAATTTAAGTTTATCTTAAACGCTTGTCCAGATGGGTATTGTTCTGTATATGTGTTTTTTGAACCGCCGGAAAGATACAGCGTATTAGTGCTTTTCCTCCATGAAAGAAGCGCACCAACATTTCCAACAGACGGAACAGAAATATTGAGATTTTCAAACTGATACCCATAAACAATGTCTTTTGCGCTGCATATAACCCTATCCGGTTTCTTCGCCAGTGGAACCCACAGCTTACTTGTATCTGCGGGAGGCGTGGAGCCAAAGTCTATGTTTAGCTTGGCACCGCCACCACCCAGCGTGATTGGATTTCCTAAAATTGTACTCATCTATTTATTACCTCCTTATAGGGGTTTATTTTATTTTATTATAGATGTATTTTAAATCTTCGATTTTGGCATTGTAAAATTCATGGTTCCATAACCAATAGTCGTCAAATTCATCTCTTTTAAATTTAAGAAGTGACATATCTGACCAGACTTTATCCCATCGTTTTTGATAATTGTTGTCACGCTTTGCAAGCACATTAATTATCTTTTGTGTAAGCTCCCCACGAACTATTCCATTTCCGTCATTATTTCTTGCAAAATACTCATAGCAATTTTGAGATGTGTTTGAACAGATTGTGTCGCCATTATAAATCAAATAACCATTGTCGATATAAAGAAGCGAACCCTTTGGAATATTTACTTTTCCACAAATTGCGTTGTCTTTAAATCGTCTAAAACATACATATTCCATTTTATTTCCTCAATAAAATTCTTATTTTACTTAATACAATTCGTCAATATCGTCAACAATTTTATCAACAATTCCAAGCTCAACACACTCGTCAACAGAAATATACCATTCAGACTTTTGCGCTTTTGTCCAAGTTTTCTTGTCAATCTTGGTTTTGCTCATAACATAATCACGAATCTTATCACGATTCTTCTTCAACTCTTCAACCTGTTCAATGACAGCAGTTTGGCTACTTTCAATTCTTGCGTAGCCTTGATGAAGAAGATATTGAGAGTTTGGCATAGCTAACCGTTTATGTCCAGACAGAAACATAATTGCCGCTGCGCTCATACAAACACCCATGTTATAAGTATAAACTGGTGTCTTCGATTTTTCTACACAAGCAACAAACGCAAGTGCAGCATCAACATCTCCACCATAACTTGACATTCTAATTTTAATTGGTTTCCTTTTCTCGATAGGAATGTCCTTATCCATCTTATTGAACATAATAATATTCTCAATATATTCATAAATGGTGTCAATGTCGATGTTGTCATACAGAGTAATAATTCTGTCTTGAAGGTTTTTATAATAACTTAAATACTCTGGAGAGGGCAATTGAAGATTGGCAAGTCCTTCATCTGGTTTCGCAATATCAATGAGTCCGAACAGGTCATCCATAGTCTTTTTCATAATCCAAAATTTCCTTTACAATAGTATTTCCGTGTCCTTGTTCACACAGATAACTCTTGAGGTTTTATTTCGTTTTGAAAGCTCTTCTTGTAATTCTTGACAGAAATTAAGCTTTGTATTAAAGTTTCCATGAACTAAAGCTATCTTGTCAAAGTTACCAGAGGTGTATGTTTCTATAAGATTCTCGTATGTTGCGTGAGAACTAAAACTTTTTAAGTCTGTTATGCCGCATCTACACGGAACAACCTTTTTGTCAATTTTTAAAGACTTTGTCTTTTGTGACTTAATTTTTGAAGCAAGCGAATTTTCAACAGAGAACCCGACAAATATAATATGGTTATCCCTATCTGGCAATAATTTTGATGCTACAAATTTTGAACGACCAGCAACCATCATGCCACTTGCAGATAAAAATACACATGGGGCTTCATTTATTGCCCAATATTCAGTATCTTTAAATTCAGTCAGAAAATTTATATTCTTCCAACTCAGTACCTTTTCAATATCTGTTGTGTCAGCAAATTGACTTCTATAAATTTCAGTCAACTTAATAGCAAGTGGAGAATCTAAAAGAATTGGAATATTAAACCAGTCTTTATCGCCGTACATTTCCCATAGCATAGTTAATATTGTTTGCGCTCTATGTAGCGAGAATATTGGGATTAAAACCTTTTTATGTTTATCAATACAAACAGACTTGATGATAGAGTCTATTTTTTCAATATCTTTATCTCTATCTTTTTTAGTTGAAGTTCGTCCAGATTCACCATATGTACATTCGCCTATTACAAGATTGGATTTCATAACTTGCTGATATGGCTCTGTATAATATTGTTTAACTGTACGATTTCCAAGGTCTGATGTATATAGAATATGCTTAATGCCACCGTTGTTTTTAATCCAAAGCTCAATCTGACAAGCGTTGGCAATATGTCCAGACGGAACAAACCGAATTTCCAAAGTATCGTCTATCGTAATTCTTTCGTTTATCGGAAGTTCCTTAAACAATTCTATACTTCTTTTAACATCGTCTTCTTCATATATGGGCAAATATTCTCTATGCAGTCTTTTTGATAGGTCTTCCGCTGTTCTACCCATTATATTACAAGAGTCCATAGCCATAACGCTGTATATTTCCTTGCTTCCACACGGCATTAAAATTTGACCACAGAAGCCCTCTTTAACAGCAAGCGATATAAGTTGCGTATGGTCTGCATGACAATGCCCAGCGATAATATAGTCGACCTGTGAGCATTTTACACGACCACTCTTGAATAAGTTTTTGTTTATATTGTATTGCTCTAAATCTGTGCCGCCCTGATATAAACCACACTCTATCAATATCTTTTTGTCACAATACTCTATTACAGTGCAGCTTCCAGTAACATCTGTTGCGTTTTTACCTATAAACCGAACCCTAATTTTGCCCTTTGGCTTTGACATATCATATCCCCTTTGTTGTTATGTTTCTGGGGCATCCTCCTGTATGGCTGTTTTAAGTTTGTCAAGGCCTTTCCATTTTTTATCTTTGGAACTTAAATCGTTATAAATCTTATACATATCAGAAGAACTCCAACCAAAAAGGTCAACTATAAGTTCTTGTTCAAGACCCACACGAGCTAAATATGTACAAAGATAATGCCGCATACTATGGAAATACAGGTGGATTTCTTTTTTATTTGGGTTTGTCTTTTCGTCTTCATTTAAAAACTTTTCCCATTTGGCACACCATGTTTCTCCAAGTTCAACACTTGCTGGTGTGCCATCTTGTTTTATAAAAAGAAAGTCGTGTTTTTGTTTTGTTTCTTCCAAAATTTTATTTCTTTCCTTAATCCACTCTTTATAATATGGAAGGAATTTATCTTTTAATATATATTTATACAACAGCTTACCAGTTTTGCCACGGCCTTTTGTGACAATTTCTTTTGATGTCTCTAAAAACAAACCTTCGTAAGCCGTGTTGTTTTCGTCAATAACATCAGTTGTAAACCTAAATAGTTCAGAGGCCCTACAACCAGAACATACTGCCAACGCAAAAAGACAAGCCTCCTGCGTTCTATGCTCTTTAACTAAATGTTCAAGCAAAGACACGACTTGTTCTTCGGAAAGAATGGTCTTTTCCCTAACAACTGCCTTTGGAACTTTTTCAATTTTCTTAACAATGTTTCTAAAGTCTGGGTACTCATCATCAAGAATATTTTCTATAAATGTGGAAAGACTACTTAAAGAACTCCACATTTGAGCATATCTATTAGAAGACCATTTCAATTCAGTGATACAATAATCAAAGAAGTCCATCATTTCGGACTTTCTAATGTCAACAAAAAACTTATTATCGTTTTCAAGAATGTTCCAGCAGAAAAAGATATTAAAATTGCTTTTATACACTTTAACGGAGGAATCGGCCCTCTTCGTATCAAAATTTTTAAGATACCTTGTTACAAGTTTTTGATTAAGAGGGTTAATTTGCTCAATCAGTTCTGGTGATGTTATCACCTTTCTGAAAGTTTTTCTTGCCATAAGCCCTCCTTACTCCATTTATTTCTGTTTGATTTCCTTAATGCCCTCTTTTGTAAGAACATTACCAACATATCTAATAATTACTTCATTCTTATATTCGCCATCAATAAACATGGCGCAAATAATATTGCCAATTCTATAACTAATAGAAGTTTTTCCGTTTTTAGTATAATTTACAAGACAAACCGTTTCTTTTAGTTTTTGCTGTTTCTTTTCAGTTGGCTTTTCTTGTTCAGTAGGCTGATTAACTTCCGCAACCTTAACAGCCTTTTCGTTGTTCATTGGTGTCGCACCCCTTTCTACATTGCATCCATATTTATTATATGTGTCATTCATTATCGGTGCCGCTATCTGGCCACAAAACCGATACATCCCACATTGCTCATTCAATATTGTACACATTACATTACACACTATCGGAGTTGACACATCTTTTGCGTATTTACAAAGTTCCATATATATCACCTTTGTAAAAAATGGGGACACCTTTATAGGTGTCCCCATTATGAATTTAATATTACTTAACGGTTACATAGACAACATCTTCAACAGAAGGTTTCTCTGTAATTACAACGGTAATACCAGTAGAACCAGCAATAACGCCATTAACAATACCAGTATGGTCGCCAACAGTAGCGGTTTCTGGTGCCAGAGAAGTAAATGTAAGGTTGGCATTATCACAAGGGAAGGCAGCTCCATAATAAGGAATTGCCATTACCTGTAAAGTAACATTATTGCCATGCTGAACTTCAACATTGCCATTCATTACAGCGAGGGCATAAACATTATCATACCACTTGGCACCGTTAATCTTCTCTGTGATAATGGCATAATAACCATGGCCGTCACAGCTAACAGACTCGTTGGCCAGCGCATTACCAGACATCGGACTATTGGCAACGCCAGTAGAGGTCATGGAAATTTCCTGGTTACCATCGAACTGGAAACGAGGAACATTAACCTGTACGGTGCCAGACAGGGTGGAGGTAGCAGCGTTCTTGCCGCCAGAATACAGATTGGCAGTCATAACAAGCTGAACAGTGTCAGGAATAAAGTCAGAAGAAATAACAATCTTGCGGGCAACAGAATCAGTAGAAACATATTTAACGCATACAACATCGCCCTCTGCGCCTTCTGGAAGGGTAAAGCCCTTATCAGTAAAGGTTACTCTCTGCCAGCTATCAGCACCAGCCTTAGAAACCCAACCAACAATGCCATAGTCGTCTACCTTAACGGGAGTACCAACAACAGTGCCAGTTCCACCAGCACCAAGAGTTACCTGCTCTTCAACAAAAATGTCTGCGCCCTGCTGAATAACAGACCCAGTATTCAGAGCCAGATATTCCAGTTTAAACATAATGTCGGTAAGATTAATGGCCATAGCAGAAGTATGATAGTAGTTACCCCACAGAGAGTTGCCCTGACCGCCACGAACCTCTTCCTTGTTGGTACTTAAACTAATGGAAGAATCAAGAATGGTCTTTGCGGTGAACATGAGCTGACCGTTGAGAAAAGCGTCAACCTTTGCTGGCCCAGCAATAAAATTATTCATAATGTGCGTCCTCCTTAAATATTCAGATTACTTTTAAGAGTTTCAACCGTGGTGACCTTATTTTCCAACAGGTCAATATTCTTCTTCAAGTAGTGTATTATCGGCTGTTTAAATTCAACAAAGCCGCTAACGCTTGCTTGCTTATAGATACTGTAATGTAATTTTCTATCCATAACTTGACCTATAATATAGAACTTACGGATAGAAAGATTTTTAACATCATCTATGTTCATACCAGTTCCAATAACAAGATTGGCAATCAGATATTCAAAATCTTCTGTTTCTTCGCCGCCATTTTTTATCCTGTCTGCCTGTTCCAAATCGTTTTTCAAATCTGGATTCATTAACTCGTCATCGTAATTTGGTAAGTTCTGGTATAATATCAGTTTACGAAGATAATCAAAATCATTTTCGTCTATCTCTATGTCGCCCAACAAAAGCTTTGCCCTACCATCTTCATCAATAAAAAGCTTTATAGAAATTTCTTCTATCCTCATACAAATCATAAGGCACAATGCCAACAAATCAAAGGTCAATGACTCCCCATACTCCTCTTTTTCCTTATCCATATTGGTAATAAGGAATTTTAAGTATGACATCTTGATAACTTCCTTGTCTGGAATATACTCTTTCTGTATACGAAGAACAGAAGATGCTTGTAAAAATTTGTTTATCTTCTTTACACTAACAGGATATAACAACAGTCCCTTATAATCTATTGGGTCGTCAAATGTCAATTCTTCATAATAGTTATTGAATATTTCTTCTTTTATTGACATTCAGCAATGTTCCCCATTTTTGTAGACATAGTAATAGTGTACCCATAAAAGTTTCTGTTGTTATATCTGTTCATCTTTATAAGGTCATAAAAAGAGCCATTCCTATCAAAGAAAAGCTTTCCTATGCCACCAACATCAGCCCCATTAAGAGTTTTAATTACTTGCCATACGATAGACTCCGCTCTATTTTGATAATCATTAAGCTCAATCATCTTAACATGGCAAATAACCTCTATATTCACATCGACCGTGCCATACAATCTTGTGTCTGGTGTTATACTTTCAAGATAAACACGAAGTTGTGCTTGCTGATTTGTCGTAAGGTCATCAAGGTATGGTGTTCTAAAAACACGGTAATCGTCCATGTCGCCACCACTTGCCCCAGGATAAATCAGCTTGGCTTTTTCTTCTCTTGTTAGATTCGGCTTTTCTAACGCATCTTGTGTGTCATATTTTAAAAGCTTCCATATGTCTTCGTTGTTCAACATAAGATGTTGGATAATAAGAAGTGTAAAGTTTTGTAAACCGTCATATTGGTTATAAGAGCTTTCATTACAACAATCCATAATCCACCACCTTAATATAAACCACGAAGAATAATATACATGGTTCTTTCAATTCCATTCTCGCAAACGCACTTTATCTCAAGCGGACTTTGTAAGTAAGAAGAAACATTAGTGACAGTAAAAGAATTATCATCTATTACATTAAATACATAGTTGTTTTCTGGAACACCAGAAGCACTAAATGTAAACTTCAAGTCAGTCTTGTGTTTGCCGTTATAAAGATATACTTTAACTTCTTTGCTTGCGCCAGCAATCATGCTCTTAATGTCTGGAGCAAACACAACGGTTTGTTTGTTATTATTAATTTCAGAAGCGTTTTTGTTTTCAGTATCAGAACTTGCAAGGTTACCATTGTCAGAGTTCTCAGGCGCCTCAATATCAACTGTACACATAAACTCTATCAGTGGGTTACTATCTTCGTTATATGTTTCTTGACGAAGGAAGTCGTTTACTGCCTTAACCTTGTAGACCATTGAACCGATATACAACCTATCGTTTATCTTTAGACGCTTAGAATTTTGATTGTTCTGCATCGTAAGGTTGATAGTTCCCTGCGGCAACGCATTAAGGTCGTTATAGTATGCGTTTGAATATTTCAAAGCATATCCAGCAATACATGGCTCCTCAACAACAACGCCAGATTTGTCAACCCACTTTACTACATTGTTACATCGCCTAATAATGCAAGATTTCGTAATATCCTTGTAGTTGTTTGTGTTTGTAACAATCCAAATATTATTACCAAACCTATATCTCCACCCCATAGCCATTGGGTCATTTAGGTCTTTACTTATAATTCGTCTAAAGTCATCACCAAGATTAAGCCCAGTTTTGGGGTCTATTGCGCTAATTATACGGCAAACATAATCCTCAAACTGAAGAGTTCCAAAAACTTTTTCAACACCTATCTTATAAACATTCGGAGCCATCTCGAACTCTTCTTCTATTTTTGCAGACAGGTCGTATTCGTATTGTTTTCGTGCTTGTCTAAAGTCCTTCGGGACTAAACGCATAGTGGTATTAATAGAATCCAAATATTTATTTGACATTATCAAATACCACCTCCCAGTTAGACAAGATTCTGTCAATAATATCAATACTGTCAAGAACCGTAGACTTAACCTTTCGGTGCGTTATTTCTTCATCTTTTAACAAAGCGTTAATCTTTCTGTGGATTCTTCCCATTCCTTCATAATAAGTGTCTCCACCTATTTCGTAAGAAAGCGTGGTGGCTCTGCTTATAAAAATTTCCATAGGTTCTGTTTCAAATGAAACTAAAAGAAAATACAACCTGTTTACAAGTTCAATATAATATCTTTTATTTTTCATTTATACACCTTCTTAATGGCCGCATCCCAAGCATATTTGCTCATGTGCTTGGTGACCGTTTCTCTATTCACAACAAACCAGTTTACTTTTGCGTTTGTTGTCGTTGCATTAGAAGGTAACTTAAAATCGCCATCCCCAAGAAGCCTATCTATATCAAGCCTGTTATTATTTACATATTCAGACCAGCATACCATAACCCACTCGGATAGTATATATTTCTCTTTTTCAAGAAGCTGAATATCAAACTGTCCAATATAATACCAACCAATTACAACCGGTACGCCATAGTCAGGGGGCTGTTGAAATGTTACTGTTCCCGTGGTCTGGTCATAATCACCAGACACATATTCGTCGCCAGCCTCGTAACAATAAACAACATTGTCGATTTTGTCTGCTTCTGGCAGGACACTAAATGTGAAGGTGGTAGTATTGCCGTCGCCAGTAAAAGTGTCAGAATGATAGATGGGTTCATCTCTCTTGGAAAGACGGTCAGCAACTGCCAAGGGGTTCGTGAAAAGCGATATTGCATTTACAAAGAAATTGTACATAACCTTGCAAAACATGACTGGATTTTGTGCTAAAGTAGCCTTTAACTGGGGGTCTTTTAGTTCGGCAATTGCCATGTTGTAAATTTCCAAGAAGGAAGTACGCATTTATCATTCCTCCTTATTCATCGTTATTAATTTCCTTGATATAGTCCTTCAAAAGACCATCTGTGGCCTTGTTAAGAACACGAAGCTTATCAACGTTCTTATATTTAGTCTCGCCACGAGAAATCTTTACCATAAAATTTCTGGCAAGCTGTACTTTGTCGCACTGGGCAAGATTTTCAACCAGCGTTTTAAATTCATCAAGCGGCATATCTGCCAATCTATTATAAACAGCAAGCGTATCACATCTACGAGGAGGAATGGCGAACTCGTTCTTAAATTCATCACAATCCTCACCAAGAGTAAGAATACCACGAGAAAACCAATCTGCGTATTTTGTTACAATGTTTTGAGCATCAGCAAACCTAAACAACTTTTTCTCACCAAAACGGTTAAAATAGTATTCATTACCGTTAATATTAATATTAGTAGGAAGACCCTCTGCGCAATCAATCAAGTGAATAATAGAGCATGGTCTGTCCATCTTAGAGGTTAATTCGATAGTCTTGGTTACGCCCTGTGTTGCTTTCAAGCTATTAATTTGTTCTTGAAGAAGACGAATGGTTTCCATAAGGTCTTCATTTTGTTTCTTTAGAACATCATTATCATTAGAAGATGCCTTTTTAACCCCAGCAGTAGTAGTAGCTGCTTCTTCAGCCTTTGTCATTTTTGTAGCCATAATTAAACTCCTTTAAAATCCATTAAATAATTAAAGTGGGGAGGGGATTTCTCCCCTCCCACAAAATCCAAAAGTTCTAATTACAGGGTAACGCCAGTGATAGCGCCGAACTTACTTACAGTCATAAAGCCCAGACCAACACGCATGGTAACATTCAGACCCATCTCCTTGTCGGGAGTCTCAGTAGGAATGATGTCGGTGGTAACGGTCTGACCCTCGAAGACAATCTTGGCTGGCTTGTAGCCGCCATCAGCAATCAGATAAATGGTGTCGCTGGGGATGCCAAGCAGAGCAGTAGTATTTACGGTGTTAGGCAGCATGATGGGTGGAATACGAACCAGCTCGGTGCCCATGTAGTCTGTCAGATGACCAATCTTGCTCCACTCTTCACCAATGCCCATCTGCATATTAGCCTGATTGCCAGTAGGAATAATGGCAGCCAGAGCAGCAAGAACGCCATAGGCACGAACATTAGCACCGCCGTTAGCAGCACGAAGGGTATCGGCCAACTTAGCAAACTTAGTGGTGGTGAAACCATTGGTGAAATAAGGAGAAGAAGCGGTAATACCATTGGCAATAGCGGTGTTAAAGGCATTAACAATCATCATGTTGATGTAAGAAGAGTAGGAAACGCCAATACGATATACCCACTCACCGAAGTCAAAGATGCCAGCAGCAACCTGGTACCAGTCAACAGCAACCTTGATGTTCAGAGGCTCAGGGTTTACAGTGACTTCTTTGTTATACAGACGCTGAACAGTACCCTCCTTGATGCCCTCTGCCTGACGAGAAACATAGAAGGTATCATTGCTATGTACTAAGAAACGAGCAGTATCGCCCCAAGCAATATTGCTGATGTCGGCAAAACCGTTAAACTCATTAGAAACGATAGCGGGGATAATGGGGGTCATAATCTGGGCAACAACAGCAGCAAAATTCTCACGGAAAGAAGTGTTCTTGTTTACCTGGGGATTACGAACCATGCCAATCTGGAAATTCTCGGTAGAGAAACCAGCACGCTCCATAGAGAACTTAACAAGCTTCTCAACGAACTTCTCATTGGTAGCCTTATAGTCATCAATACCATTATCGGACACCATAGCAAAAACATCCTTCTTGCCATCGGAATTGGCGGTGTCTGCGATATACTTCTTAACAACATTTACGCCAGACTCGAAAAGAATCTGCTGCTTTTCGTCCATAGAGGCGTAACGGGGACTCTCTTTATCAATAGTGAAAAACTTACGAGCAATGTTCATAAAAATGTTACCTCACTTTCTAAAATATGTCAACAATCACGCTACATGGAAGGTGATTACATAGGCGGTAACATCGGCGTCAACGCCCTCGGTAACGGTAACCTTACCGTCAATGGTGAAATAATTGCCATCGCCCTTAGCAGAAGCAGGAGTAAGAGTCATCTTATTTGCAGTAGCAGTAGCAAACTTATTGTCAGAAACAGCACCCTCGAAAGCGCCGTCAGCAACCATCATAACATCCTCGTCACGCAGAATACGGGCGCGAACAGGAACACCAGCCTCGGCAACGAGGTCAACAGTACGAACGCCAATACGATAAGTGTTAGCGCCATCGGTAATGGTGTTCACAATAGGCAGGTCGATTACGCACAGCCCCTTACCAGTAGTATCGGTGGGAGCAGTAGCCAGACGAACATTAAAATCAGTAACGGTAGTAGTAGCGCCAGCAGCCTTGGTGTAGGCAGCGGTGTAAATGGGGTCAGCAGCGTAGCCACCCAGAACTACGAAAGATGCGTCCTTAACAGCAACATTCTTTTCGGATTCCTGCACCAGAACAGTACGCAGGTCGGCATCATTAAACTGAGAACTCATCTTGAGGGGCTGGAAAAGATAATTAGCCATTATAAAATTCCTCCTAAAAAATTACTTAAATCTTGTCGAGGTCGTCAACAACCTCATTTTTCTTTGTAGAAGTAGTTCTTGCAGAATAAGCAACTTTGGCAGGAACTTTCTTCTTTGCGGTATATTTACGATAAGATAGCTCACGAACAAAAGCCTCTACATCGGCAAATTCGCCAGCATCACGGCGACTACGAAGGTCTTCCTTGGTCTTCTCATCAAGGTCTTCGTCCTCATCAGAAAGAATAGCGTCGGTATCCTCTTTCATCTTCAGAATACGAGACTCTTCTTTTTCAGCGAAAAGAACATTGTACTTGGCTTCAAGTTCAGCGTACTGACATTTCAGAGCTTCATATTCCTCTTTGGAAACATACTCTTCCTTGTCGTCCTTTTCCTCTTTGTCTTCTTTTTCTTCTTCGGAGCCTTCCTCTTCGTCCTCATCATCTTTCTCTTCAAACTGCTCGTGGTCTTCAACGGTACCGGCTTCAACCTCTTCGCCATCAGCGGAAGTCTCCTCTACCTCTACCTCTTTAGCACAATCACAGTCTTCACAATCGGAAAATTTAATAGAACGTTCAGTAAGCTCATCCCAATCGAACTCTTCGCAACCTTCGCAATCCTTCATCTCGGCCTTTTCTTTCTCAATTTCAAAGACGGACATTTCACACTTCTCGCAGTCTACCTCATCAGCAGCCTTGACAAATATATACTTACCGTCCATAGAACCGATATAGATAAGATTAGCGGAGTCACGAGCAAATTCAATAAATTTGTTCATAGATTCACCACTTTCTGTTTCAATAAGACCGAGTTTTTTTCTAATGCGTTTAGCTTTACTTGCCACAGCCTCGTCGTATTTTTCACCATACTGTTGAGCAGCAAGCAAGCCGCCAGCATTATAAACAAGAGTCCCATTTTTATATTGCATAACCGGATATTTCAAGTGTGAAGACGGAGAGTTTTCCCAGCCGTCCTCTACAAGAAGATATACGGATTTAACAATAGTCTTATAGTTCTTTGCCTTCAGAACTGTATTCCGAAGTTCAGCCTTACTTACATCGCCCCAACTATCTTCTGATACAGCGTCTTTGCTTTTATCAACCTTAATCGGGTCTGCAGTACCCCATTCAGACTTGGCAAGAAATTCTTGTTTGTCTTCTGGGATTTCAATGTTATACTTTTTTAAAACATTCATTTTATTGTAAGCAAACGACATTTTTTGTTTAAATCTAACAAATTCTTCTGTCTTTGTATATCCAGAAAGTTCAAGTCTTGCACCTTCAATTCCTTCTTGATACTCTTCCATCGTATTCGGGTCTTTTCCAAGAATTGTAACGCCAAGGAACACAAACGACTTAACTTTTTCAATGCCCTCATCCATATAAGAGTCAAGGAACTCGACTTCAACCGAAACCTTCTTATTGCCCTTTTTCTTTAATAACTGTCCAAGCTGATGGTTGTATTCATACCAAAGCAAAGCGTCCTTAATATGAATCCATTTTTTACCATCACGCTCTTCAATAGTAATTGTAGCACTCTCTGGAATAAGGCCAACAGGATGCTCTGCGCCATCATACTGATAATCGTAGAAAACTTTTCCCTCTTCATCAAAGTTTACACTACAATTATGTTCTTCTGTATCACAAATAGTTGTATTATAAAAAGCAAGAACTGGCTTGTTGTAAAAAGTCGGAATTGCAGATTCAAAACTTTCTTCAAGAAATTCAGAACCATTTCTGTTTATACCATTAGAAATAGCCCAGATGTCCATAGACAGGAATTGCTTATCAGATAGTTCTTTTACATCATAATCGTTTACTTCTAAAGCAAAAATCTTTTTCATCATCTGCCCTCCATAAACGATTATTCATCAACATTAATGAATTTATTGATTCTTGCATCCATACTGACAAGTCTATGTGGCTCATAACCATTCATTTCAATATAGTCATTAATATTAATCACAATGGCTGTGTAAGGAATAAGGTCACGAAGGAATCCATCCATAACAACCTTTGTTGCGTAATCACCAATGTTCGTACACATTGTGATTACTTCCTTAACGGCATCTTCAAGGTCTGCCATATATTCTAACAAGTCTTCAAACATAACCTTGATGTTTTGATAATCTTTTGCTTCAGCAGGGACATTTGGTCTTGGCAAATATTCATTTCTTTCTGCGGCATAATCACCAATAGCATCAGCCATGATAGGAAATTCATGTGCCAAACGATAGTGAACAAGGTGAGACAAATTAGGCATCACAAACTTAACATCAAGTTGTCCAACCATATTGTCACACTTAGCATTACCAATGAATAAAAGCCCGTAAATACCAGTCAAAGCCTTTTTTACCTCGTCAGATATAAACTTTCTGCCCATTTAGCCCTCACCACCTTTTTTGTACTTTAACATATATTCTTCTTTTGTAATTTTAAAACATTTTCTACACAGAGAACATACGCCAATTATTTTTTGAGGGTGAATACCAAACCATCTTGTAGTATCCCACAAAACAGCGCTTTCCCCATCTGGCAGCTTATGTTTGCATTTTTCTGTCATAAGCATCACCTCTCAACATTTGTACCGCTTTCATAAGAGGCAGCGGTAGAATCGTTTTCTATCTTGTCTTCTGTAATTTGTTTGCGTCCCGTCTTTTCTTCCTGTCTGGCAACGGCGGTGTTATTATCACCAGCACCAGTATTAGATGTAAAGGATGTCTGAATAATCTTAAACTTATCATAGATTTCAGAAGACTCAACCCAATCTGCATTATTTACAGCGTCCATTAGGGTCAAACCATTAAGTGCTAAATATTCTGGGAACAGTTCTGTCTGTCCCATACTTAAACTTTTTTCAATTGCACTAATTCTTTCCTTTTCACTAAATGAATCTCCAAAAATCTTAAAGTTCCAATGATATTTTAAATCATCTTCATCGTACATATCACGAAGAATAATATCAACAGCCCACGCAAATTGCTCATAAAGTCTATCAATAAATCTTGTTTCAATAATTTTACCGGCGTTTACCTGAGCAACAGAAGGTTTTTCAGTAGTAGTAATAAGTGTAGATGCGCCGGAGGTATTAATTACCTGTTGCAAGGCTGTATTGTAAATTCCATTAGCATTAGGAATCTCTTGGAAGTGATGAAGCTGATTGTTTTTACTTGGAACCATGACATATGACGTCCCAGGAGGCATAAGGTTATTAGCTTTCGCCTCAAACAAATTAACGGATTCTGGAGATAACGCATAGTCGTCAAGATACGCACCAGATTTATTCTTGTCGTTTAATGGGATTTCACCAGTCAACATAGAATAAAGCGGAACAGACAGCAATTGCTGTTGCAGCAACGAATACGAAGCAAGGTCTTGCGCCTGTAACAAAAGCGACACGAAAGGAGAAACCTGTAAATCATCCGCTTCTGTAAAACAGAACACAAAACAAGTATTAGCTGGCAATTCTTTCCAATAATACCATTGCATTGTTCTGTTATTGTATTCAACAACGACATCTTCTGGGGTTTTATCTTGATTAATAATCTTTCTTCCAGACGGTGTTTGTTCCGTCGCGTTCATTAATTCTTGATAATATTTACCAAAAATTGGCGGGAATTGTCCAAGGTCAGTACCAGCTTGCCAAAAATAAGCGAAATTAAATGCCACTATTTCATAACTGTCAGTAGAATGTTTTACTATCTTGTACCAGTCACTTGGCAACTGCTCAAAATAAACATAATCGACACTTGGCTCTTCCGTCTTGCTACCCTTATTATAGTTTTGTCTAACATAATAAGCCTTTTTGCCCTCTGGAATTACCTGCGCTGTAATACGTCTAAATTGTTTTTCAGGATTAAGTTTCTTATGCCATTTATCGATAAATTCCCACTCACGCTTAAACCTTTCGGTAGACATATCTTCTTTTGAAACATAGGATGGCTTTATATAGCTTCTATATTTCAAAATTCCTTCATAAAGGTACTGAAGCCTATACAGTGGATATGTCATATTTAAGGCGCTATGTGTCGCCTCTCTTAAAGTCTGTTCATTATGGTCAATGTCTAAAAGAGCATTTTCTATCTGCTCTCTTTCCATAAACTTGGCAGTTGACTTTAGCTGCTTAATTCTTTGATTTAACAAATACGGGTCATCAACAAAAAACGAACCACTATTCATTAAGAAGCCGCCAATAGTCCCAGCAGACAACATTGAGGAATACGGTCCAGAAGAAAAGAAGCTTTTCCAACGTTTATTTTGTTCGTCAATATGAAGGAAACCTTCAGTATTAACAGGAGGGGTCTGTTCCTGCTTTTTCATTTCTTTCGCCAGAATCAACACCTCCAAACCTCTTTGACTCTAAAATGTCCATATATTCAGAAAACTTTCTTAATGTAGCTTGACACTCTTCAGTTTTTTCAAAATCATCCAATTCTTGTTTAATCAACTTTTCTTTTAGCCAAGTTACAACCATATCTGACTTTTCTTCCTTATAGTTGTCTTCGGTTATAACATTTACATTTCCACTTTTAAAGTATTTTTTAACCTTTTTGTCAAATTTAGTTTCAACATAAATGTTTTTATTGCAAATTATAAAGTCGCCCAGACTCTCTAAGAAGTCAAACATTTCTGAAAAACTATTATTTTTAGCATTGATTTTCAGAATCATATTTACCTCTTTCCAAAGCCCAAACCAGTCAGCTTTTGTAAGTTATTATTAAATGGGGTTACACTGGAAGCCCTATGCTGTACAGCACCGCCTCCAGCATACGCACTAATGTTTGTGCCTTTATTTTTGTAGCTTAAATCGTCTTCAAGCATTGCTATAAAGTGAATACCATACAGCATACTAATAATTCTATCTTTTCGTCCAGCACCCTCATTGAATTGCCATCTGCCATTTTTATTTCTAATCATCTGTGTCTTAATTGCTTCATCCACAAGCTTATTAGTATTCAAAAATGGCGCAATCATATAATTAGCTAAAGCCCTATCAGAAGAATCATTACTTGTTTTAAGTTCCATATATCGGTATTTTTTGTTCATGTATTCAAGAACACTGTCCTCGTCCATAAGAAGAAGAAGATGCCCTCTTTCAAGCTCTATCTGTGTTCTTACTACCATGTTGTACTGCATAGCAGAGGCACTACCACCAGCTACTTGTACGCAATAAAGAACTGGCATAGCATTTGGGTCAGCAACACGCATATCAAACTTTTCGGTCTGGTTGGTGGTTCTCCAACCAGGATACCACACATTACGCATAATATCATGTGTCTTTTGACCGCAAAGATTTGCAGCATTAATGCCAAGTGCGCCACCAGCATCTATTACGGCGTAGTCACATTGTAAGTCATAATACAGTCTTTTCAATCTAACAATCTGGTCATCAAGATTCATACCATTAATGGTCTCAATATAGGAAACCTCTTTCATGTAATAATCATCAATTTCCATAAGACGAAACACTGTGAATACTGTATTATCGTTTATGCTACCAGCAGAAACGGCAATATCCATGCTTACAACACGAATTTCATTAAGCTCTTTCTTTTGATAGAACTTTGATTTCGTTAAATCTCCACCATATTTTATAAATTCATCATCAGTTATCGGGATTAATGGAGCTACTATTCGTCTTGCCCTTTTTAGGTGTTCATATTTGAACATTGAATGTTCAGATTCGCCGTAAGGGATTACTTCCATTTCCATACGGAAGGTTCTTGGGTCAGTTCCTTCTTCTTTTAACTGTTTGTCAATGAAGTCTGCCGTGATGATATTTGATTCTACACCAAACTGATATGGTAGGGACACTATTGAATAGTTTGTATCACCAGACGCAATAAAATTGGCGTATTTTTCAAAATCTTTATAAGACCACTCATCTTTATAACCGATGGAGGTCAAAGAAATCATTATATTCGGTTCTTCATCAATATAATGTCTGTATTTTGGGTTTTTAGCGAATGGAGGATTCCGTCTGCCAGTCAAAAATGGTGTTAGGTTTGTGTTTACATCTTCCTTATCCATCAGACGACTTTCGTCCAAAATAAGAATTTGCGAACGTTTTCCTTTACCGCCAGGGCCGCATACGACAGTTTCTATCGTGGAATTATTTTCGAACTGAATATCTGCGCCGTCCTTAACGATATGAATACCGTCAAGACCACCTTTAAGTTCAGTTTCCAGCATTGGGCAGTTCATAGCCAAATCCCTAATCTTTTCAGCAAGGATTTTGCCCTGTCTTACATTGGCAGAAGACACTACAATTTTAATTCCAGGATATAAAATTGCTTTGGCCACACAGTAGACTGAACAAAGCCACGACTTCAATTATGTTATCGTACAGCTTTTTATCTGTACTTCTTACGATTAAGCTCCCTCGTAAGTTCAGGGTAGATTTCCGCACTAAAATATGGTGTGCGACGAACACTCTTGGTGGTATTATATTCTGTTACACAGTTTCAACCACTACCCGTTACGGTGGCAATTATCTTTTAGAATAATTACTTACCTCGGTATTCCCTTTTTAAGCTGGGGTTCACCGATTTTGCTCGTTTACGAACTAACCTATCCATACTTCAGTTAGTTTAGGCAAAAAATGCTATCAAATTTTTTAAATTTTCTATCTAAAAAAATATTACTATCTTCATACATATATTTGAATAATTTATAACAATTTTCGACTCCAAACCAAAAACATCCAACAGCTTTATTATTTTCTTTCCTTTCTGCTGAACATTTTATAATGTCTAATTCTTTTGATAAAAATTCTATTAATTGTGATATAAACTTTTCATTGCTTATAAAAGATACAGAAATCTTTTTTAATTCCTTGTTCAAATATATGCAACCGTCGCCATCAAAAAAACCTCTTATAAAATGTCTGTAAAGTTCTTTAGGGACAATATTATAATCTGGCATTTCAATTATTAACGACTTATTATTAACGCAACCGCATTTTATTAAGTCTTCAACGATTTTTTTATTACATATGCTAATTCTTGAAGCTTCATATGATTTTATTCTTTTGTTTTTTATTTCTGCTTCAGATTGTAAGCTTTCTTTAAATTTCTTAATGTGTTGAAAGTCTTCTGATTTTAATGTTAATTCCAAACATGGCGTTTGCTCATTAACATAACCATCAGCCATTAAAAAGCCAAGCCAATATGCTTTAAATTCATTATCTATTTTTTCAAAATAATTATCATTTACTGCATACTTTCCGTATTTGCTTTTATACAAATTATCAATTTTTGGTTCTTTAACGATACACAATTTTGAAATACAGCTTCCGCACTCGTCTTTTTCTTTAATGTAATCGTCGAATGACTTTTTATTTTTTGTTATTTTTAGGTTACTCGCATAGTCTCTTATTTGCTTATAGCTTAAATTCAATTTTTTGGCAATACAAGATGTTTTTTCATCACTGTAATGCTCAATTATATATTTCTTTTGTTCTATTGTTAAACCATTTTTACGGTTTCTGAAGTAAACTTCACGCATAATAAAACAAATCTCCTTAATAGCATTTTAATTTACCAAGTCCACGGCTTGCGAAGAATACAAATGTGCCAATTTTCTTTTCGCCAGTAAAATCCATTAAATAAACAAGTATCTTTTGAAAGAAATACAGGTTTATTCCCAAATATTCTGTTATAAATCTATGAATGTTCTGTCTGTAATAAGAAATCCAATCATTAAAGTTGTCCCAAAACTGTTCTGAATACTTATTATTGTTTTGATTAGACATCGTCATCGTCATATGAAGATGTTGACAGGATATCGGAGCTATATTGCTTATAAATCTTCTCAAAAGCCTTTGAATATTGGTTTTCTCTTCCAAGAGTCCTTGCCAAAGCGCCAGCCATAGCCACTTTTATCTTGTTTATTCCATCCACATCTTCAAACCTTGGGTCACGATTAATAATCGGCTTTGTTCTTTCAACTTCTTTAATGAAGTCTCCTAAAGAAGCAAAGCCTGTGCCAGTAGAGTTTTTTGCTTGCTGTTTTGGGGTAAGTTCAAGCTGTTTCATCGTGTCCATAAATGTTTTCCACTGTTTGGACACATCTTCGCCCTGCTCCCTCTTCTTTACAATTGAAAATTCATCACAGACAAGTTGTATAATCAGTTTTTGTTTATTAAGTTCAGAAATATCATAGTGTTCGTCCCACTCAAGATACTTCTTGCCAAGCCAGCGAAGGTCGTCGTCATTATAATTGCCAAATTTATCCCTAAATTCTTTAAGTTGTTTTCTGGTAATTATAGTTGTTTCATCTTCTGGCTCTGTTGCATATGCTATTTCTTCGTCTTCAGAATAAACACGACCATCTTCTTCCATTTTTGGCACTTCTTTAAACGGGATGCCGCAAAAATTGGAATTTTCAAAGCACAAATCAGTCTTTATGCTTTGTATCATAATGGATTTTAGGTTTGTTTTCTTAATAAATAGACCAAGAAATGTCTTATTTTTCAGCATAGCACTAACATCTTCTGAATTTTTAGACTTTTCTGCCCACTCAATAAGCGATGGGAACACTAAAAGGTCAAGTTTGCAACAAGTTACAATAAGTGCCTCTTTTATGTTGCCAGTCACATTGTAGTGGTCATAAAAAATGTCATTACAGCAGTCTTTGCAGAAAGCTGTGTATCCATCTTTATAATATTTGCTTTTTGTGGAGAAAAAATTGTTTTTTCTCATTGTTTTGCCACAACAAAGACAGGTTTTCTTTTTATTATCTGATTCAGAAGACCCAATTTCTTCATCTTGAACAATAATTTCCTTGTTGTCTTCCATATTTCCATTAACTCCAAATAAAAATTCCCCGCCAGAATTAACTGACGGGGGATAAATTAGTCCATATTAAACGAAAGAATAGATGATTTGGGAAATTCCGTGTTCAGAATCTACAATAAATGCCTGATTCTTACGAACGCTTCCGTATCCTTTCTCATAAGCCCATCTGGACTTCTTAGAAATTGTTGGAAGTCTACGAACATCTGTACCACCAACATCCTTACACTCTTCGTGGTGAAGGTGGGCAAGGAAATATACAGTGCGGTCAGTATCCATCATCATATATCTCGCGTCTTCCTGTACGATATTGTTGACCTTATCTGCCTTAATATCGTGTGCAAAGCCCAAAAGCGTTCTTCCGAACACCTTATACTTTCTTTCAATGGCGTCAGCGTCTACATCAACACATTCATCGTCACGATAAACAGCACGAAGCGTATTAGCAATGCCAAAACTTACAACTCTATCGTGATTTGAAGGAATATGTATCACTTCAACCTTGCTAATCTTTTTAAGCTGCTCAATAATGTCAATCAAAATGTCTGTAACTTCAACAACAGCGTCTTCAATTTCGCAATCATTATCCTGCTGTGTTCCAGCGGTAGTAGTTCCAGACTTTGTATCAAAATTCAACAGGTCGTTACCGATTGTAAGAATAATTTTCTCGAACTTTCTGTTCCCAACCTGTTCAAGAACATCGTCAATTACACTAAAAAGGCATTTTCTCGCTACACTTGTGTCGTATTGGTCGCCAGTGGCGGACTTACTTGCCCACATAGCGTAGTGTAGGTCAACAATAGGAAGCACTAAAGCATAACCATTATCAACATGGTCATTGTTCTTATACTGGCTAATCTTCTTTGTTTTGCCAATATTATCGAAAATTTTCTTAAATAATGCGTCATCCCACACAATTTCGTTTTTAGGAGCAACACTAATCTTTGAACTATAAAGATTAATTACATGACCACCCTTAACCTTACTGTCCCATTGGGAATTTTTAGCACTAATAAGCTTAAAGTGTCGTGGGTCAAACCCGTGCTTTTCAAGAAGAAGCTCCGGTGTAATATTTACACCCTGTTCGACTTCAATGTCACACTGGCTTGTTCTTGTATCATCAGAATTTATTGTAAGTATCTTTTTGTTTGGGTTTATATAGCCATCAAAACCGTCACAAAACTGTTTATCGTCAGCGATAGCTGGGATGCTAATAGGATTAAACCCATCGTCAAGATTATTTTGCTTTCTATATCTACGGCATACTCCACGAATAGATTCGCCAGTCATGTCTGTATCATATTCTTTGTTCACAATCTTGGCGACCTCATTGTAAAAGCTTTGCTCTCCAGATTGTTTCATCTCCGTGCAAAGCTGGATAATTCTGCTTCTTAAATCCATAATCCTTTAATTCCTTTCGGTTTATTTGTCAACCGACAACATCATCAGTTTCAATGCCGACATTGATTACAATGTCGCTACCGTCATAGTCACTAACAAGTTCAACAAGAGGATAACTCTTTCCATTAATCTCGACATACACTTCCTTACCGTCTACGCCAAGTACGCCAGCAATCTTTCTACCTTGCTTGTCAAATACACCATACTTAATCTTCATATCCACGCAACTCCTTTTCCCTTTCGGCCAGTTTAAACCTTCGTTTAAATCCTGGAAGTAACTTTATAAAGGGTGTACTATAATTTTTCTTTTCAAAATAAATTTGTGTTCTTGGGTCTTTAACAGTTTTTGATTCCGTTTGTTTGATGCCGAAATAATAAGCCCCAAGGTTACAATCTTTACCATCTATTACACTTTGCTCAATTGTGTTAAATAATGCTTCTACTACTTCTTTAACATCCGAAACCATGTACCCAGTTTCATTAGCCACAATTTTAATCAAGTCTTTCTTTTTAAGAACACCATCAGACCTTCTTGCCATTGTTCTTTACCCAATTATTGTAATTTCTAAAATCTGGTTCTGCCATGTAATAATATCTATTGTGGCTTGTAGAAAACACCTTGTATTTAGTTGTAAACCCAGACTCCCGAATTTCATTCCATTCCTTTTTACTCAACTTAACCAATTTAATCCTTCAAATCCTTTACTATAAATTTTTGTTGTTTTGCATATAAAATGACAATATGCTATTACAATTTTTGTTTACAATGACAACACACCATACATTATGGTATTTCATAATTAGTTCACAAAAATTTCTTCATACAATTTATCAATGTTGTTATCGTTCAAAACATATTCGCCAGTGTTTCTAATCGGAACAGAAATTTTGTACTTATTCATCTTTGTTTTTACATCTTTGTTCCAGAAGTTATGTTTAGAAGAACCATTATCTATTCTTGTCATATAGCCATAATCAATAAGTTCACGAAAATGTCTTCTGCCAACATTGGCTGGGTCGATATGAACCCAATCGGCAAAGGACACTTGAGAAATTCTAAATTCGCCTTTTGAATTGGCAAAAGTTTTGGCGTAACAAAGAATCGCCAAGGCAACCTTCCTTGTCTTTTTGTTGTCAAACCGTCTTTTAATCTCTGCAACATCATCTTCAGAAACCCTAACGATAATGTTTTCAGTCAGTCGTCTCTCGTCGCCAAAGGCATTGTCTATACAGGCGTTTAAATACAGGGGTAAGTAAACCCCGTATTTATTAGCCCATTCAAAAATATTCGTTCTTACTTGAAGTTTATCTTCAATCCCCTGTTCCTTGTACCACTTCGCAAGCAGGAAGCAAATTCTATAAAGACAATTTGGGTTTATGTTTTCACCATTAAGATATTGCCGAACAAGTATAGTTTCGTTAATCAAGCAATAACCTCCATCATTGTATATTTCTTTCCAAGATATTCATATTCGCCGTTATCGTCTCTTTCTGGAAGACTAAAACGTTGTTGTTTGATATTTAACAGGATTCCTTCGGAAGCCACCTTCCACATGAACTTCTTATTTTTATTAGGATACTTTTCATAACAAAGTGTAACTGCGATATTGGCAAGGGCGCGCTTATCTGGACAAACCTGTTGACACTCTTCTTTGTATAGGTCATAATAGTATTTCCAGTTTACTTCAAAATTCTTTACAGTATCTTTGTCAATATCGTCATACCATGTTTCAAAAAAGTCTTTATACTTTTCAAAGTTTTTACATTTTGAAGCGAACGAAGAAAGTTCAGACATTTGTTTGTCGAATCTAATAAAGATTTCTTCAATCTTGTTAAATGTTTCTTCGTCATACTTTGCGAATGGCGACATCATAATCTTGTAGTCAAAATCCTTATATGTTTTCTTAAATCGGATTTCTGCTTTCTGCCAAGACTCTATATCTTTAGCAAGTCTGTTCATGTTGCTTTTGGCAACAGAAAACTTTTTCATTTTTGCATAATATTCGCTGCGATACTTCATAAAGTACGGAACAGGCTTGGCATATTTTGCGATATATCGAGGAATGTTATACATTACGCCAGTTTTTGCATAATCAATATTTTTACCATTAATTACAGACAGCATATCAATATATTCTTCGTACTTTTTCTTTTGTTCTGGATTGTTTGTAACCTTGTTATGATAGGTCGTAGCGCAGTTTGAAGTTTCGCCTATCAAAGAATTTAACGTTTTAAGAACTATGCTTATTATGTTTTCACGATTGACTTCTTGTGACAACGCAGTTATCTTATCTTCAATGTCTATAACAACTGGGCAATGTCTATCAACGCCCTCAATCATGGTGTCGTTCTCTACAACAAGAACTAAATCACCGTCGAAATCTGCACCATTGAGTCTTTGTGGTGTTATACTACGAATGTTAATCATACAGACATTAGATAAGTGGGAACACCACCTATCAATCTTTTTATTTACAACTGCGTCAAGAACAGTATGTTCGCTTCTACAAATGTGCGGATTTCTTTCAATCAAGTATTCGCCCAAATAATCGCCGTCAGCGTCGTTTGTGTAAAACTCATGTTCGTTAAGACAGCCAACGACATCAAGTCCGCCAATGTGTTCAGCTAAAGCAACAAGGTCTGGGGCCAATATTTTGAAGCAAGCCTTTAACCAAAGCTTTCCGCATTTCATTTCGTCAATATACTTTTTCAAAAGGTTTACGATATATTCACGAACACACTTTTCTTTTATCATTTCTGGGTTTTTCAAAATAGAAGCTACATAGTCGTTCATCGGCTTATGTTCACTATATGTCAACCCTAAAAAACAATAAGTATACAGTGGGTCACCATTTACTATTCTTGTTACCCAGTCGATACTGTCCTGCGCCAATGTAGCAAAATCATCATAGTCAAGGTCGAGGTCTTGAAGTATCTGGTAGTTGCCACGGGTGTATACAGGCTCTTCTTCTTTACTAAAGTTCCATTTGGCAATTCCGATACAGTGATTATACTTGTGGAACTGTTCCCAATAGAACTCCCAGTCACGATAGTCCCCATACTTTTTGAAATATTTCATGCCCTTATACATGGACTCCGTGAAGATTATCATTTCATCTTCTACGCTATGTTCAACACCCCACACATCATTAATAAACTTTACATCCCTAATCTTAAAGAATGTTGTGTAGTCAAATTCGTGCGTTACACCCTTACAGTATGGCAGTCTTAACTGTAAGCTTGTGGGGTCTGACTTTGCACCAAGAAGTTCTTTAACCTGTTTTGTAATATTCGGATGGTGGATACCGCACCCATCAAAAGCATTAATCTCAATATTGCGTACACCAGTTCGGATTCCCTTTTGTTTCCATTGTTTATTTTCACCAGTGTTTTTGTCCACATATTCTATAACGTCATCTACCACATACTTGATGTTTTGGTTTTCTATCGTAGTGTAGTAGTCTGGCACAACAATTATCTTTGGAAACCAACCATCTAAACAATGACAAGAACTAAACATTAGCCCACGATAGGCCATGTATTTTGAAAGTACAGTTTCTTTTAATTTAACACCAAGACCAATGATTTCATCCAATGTGTCATAAATGTCGTCCCTAATGAAAGACAATATTCCTTGTCTTGTCATACTGGCAGACCGTTCGGACATTGTATAGTGCTTGCCGTTTATTACAATACCATTACGCATCATGTCAGTAAAATCTTCAAGCTTGGACTGTGCGCCAGCACAGTCCACAAAGAATACATAACCTTCAACGCTATCGCTTTTGTTTATAATTCGTATCTGCCTAAACAGCATATTATCCTGCTGTTTAATCTCGTAGAACTTTAAGTTGCCATTAACCTCCATCCCTAACCTAACAAGGTCAAGAAACTGGAACTTATGAACAGTATAAAGCTTTGGAGCAAACAAATAACAAAACCCCTTATTCCTTATTTTTTCTTGCCACTACTTCAAAAACTTCAACAGCATTACTTTCTACTGTATTGGTTCCTAAAAGAACACGGTCTACTTCATCTTCAATGCCGTTAAAACAATCAGTATCAGAACGACTACGTAAAGCAACTTCTACAATGTCGTCACCACGGTCTATACTGCGTTTGTAACGTGTTTTGTCGTCACACATTACATAGAATACAGACATTGGTATGTTAAGCTTACGAAGTCGTCTAAGCCCAGCAGGATTAACTACAACGACACCGTCTTTTTTCTCTTTAATTTCTTTCTTGCTTATTCCATAAGACCAACCATTGAATGTTGCGTGTTCTACCAGTTCGTCATGAACAAGCATTTCCTTAAATTTGTCTTCACTAACAAAATAATAGTCTTCGCCATATACTTCATCTTGACGAATTGGTCTTGTGGTACAACTAACAATCTTGTCATATCTGAAGTTGTCACTGATGTATTTTTCCAATGTAGTCTTTCCGCTTGCACTTTTTCCAACAAGCACAATAAGCATTAAATTATTCCTCCGTTTTCTATGTAGAATTTGATAATATGATAAATTTCTTTCCAATTGTTTACAACATAAACATCATCTAAATTGTTAATCTTGTTCCAGTCACCATCGTGGTTGTTTTTAAAAAGTATCTTTACCTTAGCATTGCTGCTTCTCAAATAATCAATATGGTCGTCAATGAATATGCCGTCAGACATATCTATCATAGACTTATCATACGCATATTCATTTCCTTTAAACTCCAATAAAGAATAATTCTTAATAAATGGCAACTTATTTTTACACCAAAATTCCTTGAAGAATAAATTGTCTTTGCTTCCATAAGTAACTAAAGAATATTCACAACGCTTTTTAAAATAATTAAGCGTTTCATAACAGTCTTCAAAGAACTCTAAAATAGAAAATAACTTGCTGCTTGCGAACAATTCTTCACAATGCTCATCTGTTAAACACGGAAATAAATCTTTAAAATCATATTTCTTTAGTTCTTCATAGCTTTTATTTGTCCCGTATTCTTGATTAAGCAAATAAATCATTGCGCTGTTTGAATCTACAAGCGTGTTGTCAAAATCAAGATATACTTTAATAGGTTTCTTCCTGCTAAATATCACAAATCATTCACCCCAATGTCAAATTTATAGTCTAATAATGAAGATATGTCAAAATCATATCTGACTTTCTTCAATGTCTGTGGAATAAGAATAGGATTAAGCTTTAATACATCATCCCTGTTGATACTTTTCTTTTCAGTTTCATTTCGGAATCTGTAAAAATCAGATATTCTAACAAAATATGTTTCTTCGTATTTTCTAAAGTTAAGAATTAACCCAGCAACAGTACCATGATACCTTTCAGCTTCTACCAAGGACATTATCTGGCTGTCTTTAATATCCTTGCTCTTCTCTAACTTGTCATTTCTACTAAAAGAAAAACTTGTTCCACCATTGCTTTTAAGTTCTAAAGCAAAGAATATCGGGTACTTGTATAGTATAAGGTCATATTCGTTTTTCATGCTGAATCGTGTATTACCCCCACCACCACCAAAAGAACTTGCAGGGTCTTTTACACGATGATAATACACAACATCACCATATTCCTTGTTGTACTTCTTTATGCTGTCGTGTATCTCGGACTCAAATATCTTACCAGTATTTATGTAATCACCACACTATATTGTAATATTGTCAAGTTTCACCTTGCACCCTAACCTCGCCATGCTACGCATGGTAATGTCAGGCAAAGCAAGCAACATAATTTGATATGTTACCTTCAGCTTTACCTAATTATACCATATATTACAATATATGTCAATAGGGTTTTTCATAAATTACATGAAAATTAACAAAATGTTCATAATATTGTACAAAAATATGTAAAATATATTTGACATTATTGTGTAAGTTGTATTAATTGTAAACTTTTTATGTATGTCCTTGACCGCGCTATGCTGCGCACAGCACGACCAAGTAGGGAATATTTTACATATGTGTAAATATTTTATGAACCTCCTTGACAGATACAAAGCATTATGGTATACTATAACCAGAACAAAAGGAAAGGGAATATAATATATGACTACCAATAGCAAAAACAGTAGAATGAAATATCACGGATATAATAACAGAAGACTGTATCAAATGGAGTTAAGCATAAAGAAAGAGCAACAAGAGCTTGGTCGAGCGTTAGTAAATGGACTAAGCTGCATTGGAAGAACTTTTAGGTTTATAATTATAAATGCCATTCTTTGCTTCGCCCATAAAAATCGTGAATCCGAAATGGAACAACAAGCTATTGAACGAAAGATTGTCAATGAAACACAACGTGTTCAAAAACAAATCGCCTGTAACAAAAGAAAACAACAAAGACAAGATAAAAGAAATGAATTAATAGACCAGTGGTCTAAACATATGGGCAAGTTTGTTAATGGGAAATATATCACCGTTAGTTTAGATGACTATACCAAAATGACAGATAAGCAAAGAAAGGAGTGGGATGGGGAATAAAAAAAAATAAACCCATTGCTTATTATAATATCATTTTCCACTTGTGCATATGACTAAAAGTGCTTGACCCAGTGTAGTAAATTTTTTCCAGTCAGAAATTGTAAATCTCCCCCTCCGGCACCGCTTCCAGTAAATGGAAATGCCCCTGCCAGCTATTGCCAGCAGGGGACGGATTCCTATTCTTTACAGTTTTCCATTTTTTGCTTTACTGTCACTTAATGGCAGGGAACAGTCCCTCCATTGCTCTGGCAGTTTCTTCCAGTGCTTCGGTATCTTCCGCAACAGGTTTAATTCCAGCATTTACCAGAGGATGCCATCCACGGAGTCTATCGGGAGTAGGACGGAACACATCCCGAAGACTGGAGAATCTTGCCAGCGTCGCCTTCGGACTGTTGGAGGTTTCCTGCCAGATGCTGGCAAACTTTACTGCCTCCTTCGTTTTACAGGTATTTACAGAATAGCACTTTTCTCCATTTACAGTTTTTACAGTTGCTGGAGCGTCTGTGCGGCAGTCATAGGCATTTACTTTCTCCAGATTCTGGAATAGCGTATTCCATTCATTTTCCGTGATATGGAAAATATAACCAGCGGCAATAGCAGGAACGAGCCGAGCGGCAGCAAACCATTCACTTTCTCTGGCAGCTTTTACCACAGCATTATTGAAGGCGCTGGCAGCTTCTTCCAGTTTGCCAGCTTCGGGAAACATTGTAGCGTCTGCCAATTCAAGAACACGGATAGCAGTCGAGCCAGCAGTTGCCATATTTTTACAGTTGTAATTATATGTGCCGTGTTTTACCATAGCAGCAGCCAGCATGAGCGCAATCTCATCTTTACATTTTTTACCAGCAACCTTCACTGGCAAAAGCTGGATATACTGACGAGCCTTTGCTAATGTTCTGCTGTCAATTTTTGCTGTCCCCTTTTGGATTCCAGAAAGTGCTTTTCCATTATTTAGGCGAACGAACATTTGAGCGGCTTCGGGAATGGAAAGTTTTGCCACTTCCAAAACTACTTCGCTGGCAAGAAATTCCATTTTTTCAGCTTCGGTTTTTTCAATCTCGCTGGTAATCTTATCCAATTCCTCTTTTGGCTTGCCAGCACGAGCGGCTTCGTCACTTGCCAAAATAAGGCTGTCAATTTTTTCATCATACCAGCTAACAATTTTTGCCAGTGCGCTTCTCCGCTGGTGTCCATCGATTAGAAGTGCTTTTGTTTCGCCATCATCGCTGGTAATCTCTGCCAGCGACAGCACTCCATAGGGATAACCATGTTTTACAGTATCTGCCAGCAGTTTAACCTGTTCATCTGTCCAAACAACTGGTCTTTGATATTCGGGAAGGCAAATTTTGCCAGTATCAATATTGTCCAGCAACTCCTCAATGGTAATAACTTCCATGCGTACTTTCTCGTTGATTTCCAGATTTTTCATGTTAATTTTCTCCTTTACAATAAATAGTATTTTGGTTTAATCTTCCAATGCCCACTTTTCAGCATTGGAAATATCTTCAAGCGTAACCTCTTCGGGGAATTCGACAATTCCAGTTTTTAACAGCCGTCCAGCTTCGATATGTGGCAGATATTTACAATAACCATCTTCTGTCAATTCATACCAGAGTCCGCTGTCAAAAATTAGATATTCTCCGCTCCCGACTCTGACAGATTTTAACAATTCTGTTTCAGTATACTTATAGCCAGCTTTTACCATTTTTTCGCCTCCCTATAAATCAGAAGGCAAACAATCAAAAATCCAAAAGCTGGTATAATGGTATCATATAGCATTTTTACATCTCCTTCCAATTTACTTTCTTTTCCATTGGCTACCATTCCTCAACCACGACAGCAGGTTTTTCCATTTTTTGGCACGCTCCAGCTTTTGCCATCTTCGCATACTTCGCTAAAATGGTATATCTCACCAAAGAAAAGCTATTCTGTTTTCAAGGTACGGACTGCCAGCTTCTGACAGACTGCCACACTTTCGGCGGTGGCTCGCCGCTCCCTTCATTGTCACCATTTTAGCACCTTCCAAACCGCCTGTCAACACTTTTTCTATACTTCATTTGTTATAGGCATATAGAAATTATGTTATATATTCCGTCTATATATATAATAGTATGCTGTCCTTGTATGGCGTACAATTCAAGCAATTTTGTATTACCATATTTTATGTAAATCGCCTGTAAAGCGTTTTTGGCGGTTCAATGGGATTTTATACCCACAATGACAAAAACGCCGTACAGCGCAAATTTGTGGCTCTGGTGACAAATAGCTTTTTTGTTATCATCGCTACGCTTATTATAACATTTTCTATATAGATTGTCAAATGTTGCCATCAGGCTCTATACCGTTATTCTTTCTTGAAAATATCCCCCTGTACCATCGTCCCCCTGCCGTTATTCTCAGCAAAGAACATCCCCCAACACCACTCTGCCTCCGACACCGCTCCCAGTATTTTCCAGGCTTGCCAGCACTTGCCAGTCTGCCAGTATCTGCCAGGCTGTGAAAGTTTTAACAAGCTTCTGCTTCCCGCCGGAAACACACACAAGCCGGACAACACACGGGCAGGAAAAGGTTCCCAATAGTATAATGGTTATTATTATAATAATGATTAGTATAAGATGAATATATATATTAAAAAATACACATAAAAATACAGTGTAAAATACACTTGAAAATACACGAGAAAAGCGTTTCTTTTAAGACGGAGAAGAAAGTCTTTAATTTGTGAAGTTGTGGTGTGAAGGCTGTTGTAATGGCGTGGCAATTGTTGTGTGATAATGGCTGTTATTCTCACGCATCTAATATGCCATATTAGATAACATAATCCTAAACACAAAAACCTTTAATTTAACGAATTACTTATATATTTAATATAACGCTTGTTATACATCATTATTCTACTATTCAGTCGGCTTGCTTTCCATTCCTTCATAACCCTAAAAGAAAAATACAGTTTGTTTGTTCCATTCTTTTAGTGATTTATTGAACGACTGAACATTTGACAAATCAAACCCTAAAAGAAAAATACACTTATTGTACTGGCTCACGAAATTTATATAAACTTTTGGATTGATACTGGCTCACGAAATATATATAGATTTTTGGATAACATACTGGCACACGAAATATATATAGATTTTTGACTTTTTCTTTCCGACTATATTTTATTGTAAATTACACTATATATATTTATATATTATTATTTTGTTTATATTCTTATTATCTTTCTATTGTTTATATTCTTACAAGCTATCTATTGTTTATATTCTTATTATCTATCTTTTGTTTATATGTTTATTATCTATCTTTTATAGATATTCTTATTATCAATCCCTTATAATATATTCCATTATCTTATAATATCTATAACAATAGCTTTATCTTATAATATGTTTAATCTGTATATTATATAATATGGCTATTATTTTAGTATTTAATATTATATATCTATATCTTAAACGCTATTTATTTATTTATTTATAGGGATAAATAAATAAATAGCTTAATATATATACTAAAATAATAGCTTATTATATACATATATGTATAATAAAGCTATCTTTTATAGATATGTTTATAACATTTTATATGTATATACACTATATATATAAAGGCTTTTATAAATATGTACATTGAAATAACATTATATCTATTATTTATAATAGTATTTAGATATTTACATAGTAAATATCTAAATATATATGACTTACATATATATAATAATATTATATATACATATATGATTGTCATGTTTTTGTTGTATTTGTAAATTGTTAAGTAATAGACTTTATGAAGCCAGCAAATAAAGTATACTTACTGGCTCGAAAAATCTGTTACTTAATTAGGACTAAAGTCAGAATACCAATAATGAACACAATGGCGGAAGATATTCTTTTTAGTTTAGAATCATCATAAGGCAAGAACTCGTTTACTATGCTTGTAATCATACTGACTACGCCAGCACTAACAAGGATAACGCCGATATAAAACAAAGCAATCATATTACACCTTACTTTTCTGTTAGAGCTTATCAGCAGTCCGTTCAATAATAAGACTGCCTATTCTGTTGTCGTACTTGTGATGTTCCATGTAGACCTCGCACTCAAAAGGGTCATCGCTCTTAAACCGGAAGAACTTCTTTCCATCAGAGAAAACTTCATAAATAGAATACATTTTAATTTCTCCTTTCTCCTCTTCAAATAACGCAGTTATTTGGACATAGGTGTTTACACCGTTTGGTAGGGTTCAACTAATGAAAGCCGCCATCATACAGACCACGCTAACGATTACAAAAATAGACCACATATTATTCATCCTCCTTTTTAGAACATATACTTCATAACCTCAACCATGCGGTCACAAAGTTCGTTCTTCTGTTGTTCGGTGATTTTCTTCCACTTCCAACACCAAACAATTTTGTCTGTTACTACTTCAATTCTAACAGGACAATATCCGCACCGTTCAAACATTCTGACCCAACCATCAAGCTGCTTGTAATAGTCCTTTTCATGTTTATTGTTTTTCATGTTGACTATTTCTCCTTCCTCTTCAAGTATCGTAGATACTTGGTAGTGTCCATCAGCCAAGTGCTGCGAACAGTACAACAAGTACGCCGTATGCGAAAGCTCCGGCCACACACGCACACACGATACCTTTAATAATCTCACGCTTTGTCATGCCTTCCAGGAACAGGTCAATCTGAAAGACATCATTCAGAAAATTCTTAATCATTAGTATTCCTCCTCATCGTCGTCCCATCCGTCATAGTCGTCAACAACATCTTCATAGGGTTCGCCTTCGTCATCATCTTCCTCACAAGGCGCAAGATAGTCGCCTTCGAAATGACAATAACAGAAATCGTCATCTTCACCCTTGTAATAATACGGACAATTCTTACACTCAACCATAATCTTTCTCCTTTCAATGAACGGTTCATTATTCAGGACGGGCCGTCTGCCCCTCCTTTCATTATACCCATTATACCATATGTATATATATCCGTCAAGGAAACGGCTATTTTTCTTTCTTTAGGTCAATCTTCATACAATGCCTTAAAAATGCGCTGTAAAGCGTTTTTAATTTTATGGTATAATTTCATGTCCACAACATAAAAACGCCACAGAGCGTAAATTTGGGGTTCTGACAAACATTCTACGAACATTTCACACTAACACTAAACAGAAAATGCCCGGCATCTATGTCAGACGCTGGGCAAAAGTCAGCATATCGCACGAGCCGAGATTTCAAGAAGCGCACCGCTGTCACAATAAACAATCAGTCCATCTTCGCCTGTAATCTCACACTCATTTCCATTAAATCCACAGCCAAAAATAACGGACACGGCATTTATTTTGTATTCATTTCCATCATCGTCAAGATACTTAACAAACATTTTCTTTTCAGGAATAATCATATTTAACCATACCTCCATTAAATAACAATGTCGTTACAGAATAGCCTTTAATAATGCCAAATGTTGTCCTCATCTTCAACCACAACAATTTTAGCATCAGGGTCTTTTAGCTGTCCAAAGTCGGCATCGCAGTATTTATCAATCGCAGTTCGTCTTGCTTGGTCTACATTTTCGGCATCGACATATACTTCAAAGTAACCCTCTACCTTCATCGTAACTTTATATTTTTCCATGCTTTTTCCTCCTTTACTTACTGTTTTAAGAAATTATAAGAGTCTGTGAGGTCATCAGTATCATCTTTAGCCCACGAAATAAGAGTGCCATCATCAGTATTTTTAACAACATAACCATACGGTTCAAAAAACGATTTAAGTACGAAATAATCATAACCATGGGCAATAATGTAGTCATCGCCAAACGAAATTATTGTGTTTATACAACGCATCAACTTCTTGAACTCGTCAGAATTAGGAAATTCAGCCAACTTCTTTCGTCTTTCTTCTTCCTGTCTTTCTTTAATCTCCTTGCGTTTAGCTTCTGTCATTTTTAGTGCTTCTTCTGCCGTTCTTAAAACATATTTTTCATCATCAGCAGTTTCAGTCTTAACCTCATTAGGCACATCGACCTTGTTCTTCTTACGACCATAATCAAAAAGTCCCATAGTTTTCCTCCTTATAAAATACACATTTTATTCTATGAATTACATGGAAAATTAAACAGTCCAAGGCTGTCTTGTAGTGTCCTCAAATCGTGCGCCGAAAAACATATAAGTGTTCTTCTTGTCAATTTCTACTTTTTCAAATGCTCCGGCATAAATATACGGCAGTTTGTTAAACTCCTTTTCCGTGTAAAGTTCGCCGCCTACAAGAATGTTGCCATCCCTTACTTTAGGGTTCTTCGGAAAGTTGTCGTACTGTTCACGAACTCTGTAATAAACCATAGATATTCTCCTTTCATTACTGGCTAACGAAATTTAGATGGTTTTGTTCATAACTTGATTGATGCTAACGATAAAAGGTGTATTACCGTCTTTCAGTCCCAAAGTAATCTTAGCACCACGCATCCTATCATCCCATTCTTCTTTGGCATCATAGGGTGAATAATAGATTTTTGCGTCCTCGATGTTTTCGCTTGTCTTTGCCGTTCCACCATAATAACGGTTCACGAATACAAGATTTCCTTTTCTATTCAGGCTCGCAATTACGAATTTGTTCATAGTTTTTCCTCCTCTGTTGTAGCCTTTTGCCACTATAAACATTATACTATATGTCCGTGTGCTTGTCAAAGTTCGCTTAGATTTTTAGTCCAAGTCCTTTTCGTACTTTTGCCACATTCTGTACTCTTTTTCGTTTTCATAGATTTCGTCATCCCAATAGGCTTCGTCATAAATACCATCTTCATCGTCGGACTTAATTCCCTTTTTCGCCTTTTCAAAACTGGAATATCCGGCAAGTTCTGCTACGAAATCTTCATCGTGCCAAAACAGGTCATTCAATTCCGTGTCAGACATTCCATCGGGATAAAGTTCTTCCAGTCTGTCTTGAATTTCTTCAAGGTCATCCTCCGAAAATACATCAGCAACATATTTTCCGCCATCCCAAAATTCAAAATCTCTAATGTCGGTTTCGTAATAAACTTTCATTTTAGTACCCTCCTTAAATCATCATTACACTGGGAAGCCAATTATAGTCCAGTTCGTCCTCGGTCGCATAATTAGCAATCATGTTGTATGCTTGCCGCAGATAGTCTGCCTGTCTTTCGATAAGGTTTCCACCTTTACCAATTCGTTCTTCAATATCCCCATCGTAAATCAAAGAACATCCACCTTCGGAATACTGCCGCCAATCCTTAGCACCACACAAAAGCTGTTTCAGATTTTCGTGATTCAGATTATACCCATCATCACGCTGATACAGGCTTTCGTAATCGTTCAGGATTTCTAAAGCATAGGTAGCACGAATCTTGTCACGCTTACTGTCATTCATTCTTTCTTCAATTCTTGCCTTGATGTCGCCGATTTTCATAATATGTTCTCCTTTCATTTACGGACAATGAATTTGGGGAAAACTTCCTAAAAAAGAAAGCCGCCACTTTTCACCATCTACATTGTACCACACATCGCTGTGTCAGTCAAGTATAAGTTTTTCAAAGGGCGGCTTAATTTATTTTTTAATTAAATTTTTAATTAAATATGTCAAACCTTCAAATATTGCGATAGACAGCGGAACAAATATCAACGCGAATCCAACACAGAACAGCAAAATCATAATAATTGGGTTGTCAAAAATCATCATCATGTATATTCTTTCCAAACTTTTTTAGTGTGATTGAATTATTTTCCCTGTTCCAATGAACACGAAGTTCAGTACCAGCAGCATTTTCGATTGTTCCGAACATTTCGTAGATAATTTCAGAAGGTATGGCGATTCTTCCACGACCGTCAATCGTAGCAAAACTTGTGATAGTGGCAACATCAAACTTATCCGGCAAATTATCACGACCTTTCCACAATGCCTTAAATTTGCTTTGTAAGACGCTTTTCTATTTTTGGTATAATCTTGTGTCCGAACATTAAAAACGCCACACAACGAATCCTCGTAGGTCTGGTGACACTTTACGGCATTTTATACCTTTTGAATGACACGCTTTAGCTTTTTGTTCATACTTGCGATATATTCATCAAGAATCCGCGACTGTTCTTTGGTTTCGCAATAAGCTGTAATGGTGATGGTTTTGCTTTTGAAGTCCTTGGTGTAGGTGTCTGTGACAACATTTGTAATATGCTTTTCAGCAAGAAAATTGTGAAGTTTCTGCATGGCAACAATGTTGTCACACATTAGAACATTGACATATAGTCTGTCTTTGGACAGCTTGTTACTAATGCTAACGGCAACGATACATCCAACACCTGCGGCAACAGATGCCACAATATTTGGAACAAGTCCATCAGACCGAACAACAATTTTGGTAATGTAATATCCAATAAAAGTGCTAAGGGCAAGAGAAATTCCTGCGAAAATTGCCTTATTTCTTTGAATGAAGATTGCTTTAGTGGTGTTCAGAATATTGTCCACCACTTTAGCAAGAAACATCATGCCAAACTGTATCATTTATACCTCCCCGAACAAATCAGTATAGTTCTTACGCTGTTCATCGTCCTCGAAAACCACCTTGAAATTACCATCTTCAGAAGTCGCAACACCATAACAATAAATATCGTCTTGATTCATGTTTTTAACAAACTGCCAATGGCGAAGATAGATTCTATAACTATCCGTATAGAACGCATTTGTGGCTTCTTCAAGACTGCTATAATAGTTGCCATATGCCCAAGAAATGTTCTTATTTTCATCAATGGTATATCCGTGTGCGAACACATAGGACTGATAAGCGTCGGGCATAGAAATTAAAGCATCCTTGCCTTTAGTATCAAGGATATAGACTTTCTTTCCGTTTTGAAATACGCAACCAATCATTTTGAAGTTCTCCTTTCAATACTACACATAGCGGACAGGCTTTTCCCATCCACTATATATAGTATACCATAAAAGTGTTGGTCTGTCAAGTTACTTCGTGTTTTGGCTTTACAGCGGCAATTTTCTTTACTGGAACAGGAATTTTAACTTCTTTCTTGTCTGACTTTACCTTGCCGTTTTCGTCAACACAATCATTACAATACTTATTGACAATTCGTTTTCCATCTTGTGTTGTGTTGTATGTAAACTTACCATTTTTGAAATGGTCTGTTGTCATTGTTCTGCCACATCTACTACAAGTCCAAGTTTGTGGTTCATGGTGGGCAAGTCTTTCATTGGTATAAATATCAAATCCATCGCCGCTGTCGTCAACAAAATACAAACAATGCTCTACTCCGTCCACATTACGAAGCCTAAAATCAAAATCATCGTGACTCTGTTCGCCAAGTTTCTGAATTTGTTCATGGTATTTCTTAGGAATATGATAATCCAAAATATCGCGCTTCCAATATGGCATTTTAGAATATTCTTCGTATTCGTTATTAGCCATTTCTGCGGCTTCATGTGCTTTATACACATTGTTATAAATAATATCTATTCTTTCTTTCGAGATTCTACTGATACAAACAGCAGAACCGTCATTACCCTTAGACTTAAAAGTTTCACCTATAACAACAGTCGTTTCATTTTTAAGAGATTTAACTTCATAATACATATAAAAGTCAAATCCATCACCAACAACATGGACATTTATAATTGGAATTGCGTAATATCTAAAATTAACAAACTTAACAGAATACTTGATGCCGCCATCAGAATCAAAGTATCTACCATCTTCTGTAATACAAGTAATTGCCACAAATACACCCCCCTTTTCACAATTTCAATTATAACATGATGAATTAAAAATGTTATCCCTTTTGACCAACTAACAAATCCATTGGCTTTTTAGGAACAATTTTGTTATACAGTTCTTTTACTGGGTCAGCAATTTTATCAACCTTTTTAGTGCCTACTGTTCCATAAACATCTTCATCATACAAAATAGGCAACAAACCAACATTCCCAAATCCTGGAACAACATTTCCTGTAATGACATCGTACCACGGATTCATGTCTGGCCAGTTAGCGTAACAACAAGTATCGGATTCCTTATCGTACTTGAATGTTGCCGCTTCATTTTTACTAAAAATATTACGCAGTATGGCATGATATTTTTCAGGAATATCATATAGGTCAATATCTGCTTGAACATAATCGTAATTACCGTATTTAGACACTATTTGTCACCCCTTTATAATGCCGCACGCTTTGGCTTCTTCTATGATTTGATTGTAAACAGGACTTCCCTTTACAACAGAAGTTGGCTTTACAAGTTTGCCTTCGTCATTGAATTTAATATCACCTTTGTAATACTGGATTGCGAAAAACCCACGCCAAATAGAAACTGAACCATCCTTTTTGAAACACAATGGGTTTGCGATATAGTCATAATTTAGAACACCATTACAAGAGCGAATATAAATTCTTAGATAGCCTCCGAGTCGGTCAATTCTATTTATACAGTATGGCGCATGAGAAACCAATCTGGGGTTAAAAAACATCATATGCTCTGTTGGAACAAGAATGTCACCAACAGCATAATCACGGCAGTCATATGGATTGTTCTTAACTTCCAATAAATGAATATACTTAATATATGTTGTTCTGTCATCAACATACTTATCTTTTTCCATTATTGAACCTCTTCTTGTTACTTGTCTACAACCAACTTTGCCATCTTCTTTTGTGTCAGGAACAGAAACGATTTCAAGAATTTCGGAATAGGCATTATAATAATGACTAAGCCATCTGTTTAAAGTCACATATTTCCCAACAGCTAAATCCTTAAAACGCATATTTTATTCTCCCTTCTTCATTAGCCCGTTATCTACACACTCTTTCATAAGCTGACTATAACAAGGACTATCTTTATTAACACCATCTACTTTAATAAGGTCGTCCGAAATCGTAAACAACTTTCTGTAATATGCTTTAGAAAATAACCCATTATACGGCTTGTAGTCACACGCATCAAACCATGAGGGTCTTACAGTGAATGTATTTGCCATAAGTGTCCCATTTTCAGTAACAATTGCTACATCCATATACTGGCTGTCAAGACCATATCGTTTGTCATAAAAGCGGTATCTATATTTCATTACCCTACAAACACAACCATATCTGGTCTGCCCATATTCGTTTTTACTATTTCCGACAATATAACTTCCAACAGGGAAAGGAATCGGCACTTCATTGACTGGCACATCAACATTTGCTTTTACAAACAGTTTATAATCGACAGGCCATCTTGTTCCAATATCTTGAGGTCTAACACTATCAATTACTTCTACAAAAATTTTTTCATTAAGTCCATTTACTTTAATAACTTTACAAATAGTATACTGATTTGTTACAGCATAACCATTATTGGGTTTGCCAATAATATTCATACCAACCTTTAATTCGCGGTACCTCATGCCTCTTTCTCCTTTTCATTCTTCAAAAATTCTTCGTATTCATCGCAAAGCTGCTTACGGCATTTCATCTATAAAAGACAAATTCTTGCTTCACAGACCGTTGCCTTCACCATGAGAGGTCTTACATAATCTCCACAAGCGTATAAGTTCGGGTGTACCTCACCCTACTATAAACATTATAGCACTAAATAGTATTATCTGTCAAGTAAGCGTAAGCCCTCATTTAGAATATTGATAGCTGCGTTAATGTCCCTGTCATGTTCAATGCCACATTCAGGACAAGTCCATTTTCTAATAGACAAATCTTTTGTTCCTTCATATTTAGCACCACAACAATGACAAATTTGACTGGAAGGATAGTATCTGTCAATTACAACAAGTTCTTTTCCATACCATTTGGTCTTATACTCAAGCTGTCTACGAATTTCATAAAAACTACCGTCGCTTATATGTTTAGCTAACTTATGATTGCGTACCATTCCGCTAACATTTAAGCCCTCTATACATATAACATCATAGTTCTTTACTAATTCAGTAGTCATCTTGTGTATAGTGTCTTTTCTTTGGTCTGCTATTTTCTGATAGGCTTTTGCCAACCTAATTCTTGCCTTGTTTCTGTTATTACTTCCTCTTGACTTTCGAGAAAGCTGACGATTAAGTTTGGCAATTTTCTTTTCAGATTTATTATAAAACTTATGGTTGGGATAACGAATTTCATTAGAACAAACGGCAAGGTCTTTAATTCCAAGGTCTATTCCAACATTTTCACCAGTCTTTTCAAACTGCTTAATTTCTACATCTGTACAACATATAGAAACATAATATTGTCCTGCTGGATTTCTTGAAATAGTCGCATTTAATATTCTACCTTCAACCTTTTTAGAAACTTTACATTTAACAAGTTTCAGTTTAGGGAGATTGATTTTGTTGTCACAAATACGAATTATATTATTAACATTTGGAACACGATAACTTTGTCTATTGTCCTTTTTGCTTTTATATTTAGGATAACCAACCTTTTTCTTCTGCTTTATTCCACGAAAGAAATTTTTATAAGCATCTTCAAGGTCTTTCAATGATTGTTGTAAAGTTTGTGCGGGAGCATTATTCAACCACTCATTTTCTTTCTTATGACTGGTCAAATCTTTGGCGCAATCATAATAACTAAATGTCGTTTTGTCTTTTTCATATGTTTCACGACGGACAGTTAAGTAATAATTATACACATATCTACAACAGCCAAATGTTTGTTCTATTTGATTTTGTTGATTTTTATTAGGATAAATCCTAAATTTATAGCTATGCTCTATCTGACATCACCCCAAGTCATACCTTTCTTTTTCTACGCTTTTCATGTATTTTGCATATTCGGCGCATAGTTGTTTGTAACATGGACTATCTACACTAACACCTTCAACAACAGGCATACCATCTTTAATATCGAATGTTTTCTTGTTGTATGCGCTATCAAAAATGCCTTCCCAATGAACGAAGTCTTTTGCGTAAATGAAATATTTTGACTCTACATCAAACCGGTGACCAACATTGGATGATTTGATATGTTCTACAACACGAACACGAATAAAACTACCGTCACCATAAACATAAATAACCTCATATGTTCCATTATTAGTTGTAACAGAATACGGACAGTTTTTAACGGCAGTAATAATATCTCCAACCTTAAATTTCATACAATTACCTCATACATCGTGTTACAGTCAACAAGCGTATTCAAAACATCTTTGGCTGCTTCTTCTGCTTCTTTTTTGTTGTCCCCAGACGCAACAAACAGCCATTTTCCATCACGCTTTAGCCATGCTTCGTAGTGCGTGTAGTGAAATCTAATGTCCAGTTTAGTCATCAAATATTCCACATACTGGAACGGATAAAGATATGTTTTCATTCGCAAATTCTCCTTTCAATACTAAAAGAAAAAGCCCGCTTAGACCCTTTCTTCACTATGTATATTATATCATAATACAATACACATGTCAAGTAACAGTATCTAAACAGGCTAATTCTTAACAAGGCAAACATTTTTCGTTTTCTATGCGAAATTCAACAATTTCATCTTGAAGTTCGTCCATGATGGAAACCATAAGTTCATAATATCCATCGTCTTGGCAATACCGATAACAAATCTTTTCCATATCGTTACCAGTATATTTCCACGAATCTTCATTGTTGTATTCTGTCAAGCCTTCGCAAATGTGCCAAATACAATCTTCAACACTATCAAAGTTACGGAAAGTACCATCGTAATTACGCCAACCACCAATATTATTTTTGTTCTTAAAGTAATTTGATGTTCCCCATCCGCTTTCAAGACCAAACTTGGCAAGCAGATAAAGCGGATTTATACCGTAATATTTACCGCTTTCAATAATAGTCCATGCGTAGTCATAAAGCCCGCTACGAGAATTTTTTAGAACATATTGAAATTCTTCAGTAGTGTAGCTGACTTCATCAGTAAACACAACATACGCATTACACACGCTGAAAAGCATAAAAATTACGAGCAGAAAACTGATAATCTTTTTCATTTTGACCATTCCTTTCTTTCTAAATTACCATAATATTTTACCATAAAAAACATGAAATGTCAAGGAAAGCATGAAAATTCATACAGAACATAGAAAAAATGCGCCACTTTTTAGGTGACGCATTTTTCAAAGAAAGGAGAAAACTAACAGCGGAAGTCATTTCCGCATGGTAGAATGGGCTGGGTTTGAACCAGCGGAATACAGGAGTCAAAGTCCTGTGCCTTACCACTTGGCTACCATTCTATATACAGGGTTACGAAACTCGCAACCCCATAGCAGCTTTGGTAGGCTCTGCGACCTATATATAATTGTCTAAAGCACTTGGCAATATACTAATAATCGCATACGCTTTTTCTGCTAAAGACCATGGCAAGGATGGTATTTCGGTCATATCCTTAACCCCGTGTTTGTCTGTCGTTAGCAGACCACATAAACTTCAAGCTATTGTGTGCGCATGGAGCTGGCGGACGGATTTGAACCCCCGACCTGATGCTTACAAAACATCTGCTCTACCAACTGAGCTACACCAGCATATGTGGTCGGCTCGTTCCACTTTGCGCAAAGTTTCGTGACCGAAAACTGGGACAGTGCCATCAGCACTTTCCCTACAAATGGCAACCCATTTTGATATAAGGAACGATTTAACACGATTGGAGGATAGTATCAGATTTGAACTGATGATGCTTGTTAAGCATACAGGTTTTCAAGACCTGCGCAATAAACCAAACTCTGCCAACTATCCATTTTTACTGGTTTACGAAATTTTACACTTTACAAATGGACACAGCATATTCCATGTATTTTTCTGCCGCTGTAAGTTCAGCATTGGCATACTCAAAGATACTATCATCGCCATCACAGATATTGAACAATGTTTTTGCCTTTTCAAGTCTTACCCTTGCCGCTTCAATAAGCTCACAATTCATTTAGTTATCTCCTATTCTTGTAGATTTGTAAAGCCGAACCCAACCTAAACGCTTTACCCGACCGACCACTACCTACATTTCGGCGTTTCCCATTGGTGCTGATGGTGGAATTTGAATCCACAAAGTACAAAGACCGAGGGATTTTAAGTCCCTTGCGTTTGCCAATTTCGCCACATCAGCATATACAAACTTCGATGAACTTCAGCCGTGTGGGAACCCTACGACCAAACACAAACATATCTTACCATAACTCACGGATTTTGTCAAATTTTACAGCTTTATGCTTTAGTCCTTTAGCTTTATATGTTAAAAACTTTTAACTTTCAGCTTTATTACTTAAAATTTGAATTTTAATCTTTACAGAATCATTTACATAACACAGCTACTTGTGTTTGTTATAAATTTCTTCTAAAAATTAGAAATTTTAAGTAAATGGAGCAGTATTTTTTGCCATATTAACGATTTAGAAAATACCGCTAAAAACTAAAACGGTTTGTGGTTTAAGGGTTGCGAAATCCACCGAAGCTTTTAACTAATTAGTATTCAAACTCAATTGTCGTGATTGCGTTGCTGACACTAAGAGCAGCATCTACATCTGCCTCGAAAATCCGTACATAATCGTACAGCTTATTCGCAACATCGTTCGCACCGAGCGGGTCGATAAAGTCATATGTGTTAGCGGCAATAAACATCTTCTTTGCGGCATCAATGGCTTCAACATTTGTCTTGCCATCCTTCGCACCAAACAAGCCAGTTACATACTCATTAGCACGAGCCTCAAGATTTGCCCCATTGTGAATATCACAGTCCTCAAGAGCCATATGACTATCCTTCGCCAGCTTGCCCATAAGCAACTTGATGTTGTTGATGCCCTTCTGCTTCATTTCGATTGCTTCGGCAACAGTCATAACTTCGTCACCAACAGTTACATTAGTGACTGCGTTGGACATCACAACAGCCCGCTTCATAGCGTTTCTGCGACGAATTAGGTCATTGATGCTTTCATAAGCAGACTTTGTTTCGGCAATATAGTCATCAATAGGCTTTCCGTTAATCTTCTCGTTACTGTGCTTATTACTACGACAGAACTTGGTTTCAGAAATTGCCTTTTCAATTCTGTCGTCGATAGTTTTCAGCTCCGCCAAAGCACGATGAATAGTCATCTTTTCCTTATTCACTGTAATTCCTCCTACTGATTTTTAAGATTTGTAAAATTTTTGTAAATTTATTGTTAATAATTTATTAACAATATGTAAATTTTTTGTAAATTTTTAATGAAAGGAGAGGTAGTTTACAGTATATACGCTACCAACTTGATGAATGTGGTGATGCTTGCGGGATTTGAACCACACATTTCCGCCTTGAGAGGGCGGTTTCCTAACCATTAGAAGAAAGCACCAAATTGCCAAGTGGGATTATTCAGCCAGACTTGGCGACGCTGATAAGAAAGGAGAAAAAACAGAAGATGGTGGTGATGCCTACGGGACTTGCACCTCGTATTCCCGCCTTGAGAGGGCGGTTTCCTGCTGTTAGAAGAAGGCACCAAGAAAAGATGGGTGGTGAGTTTTTATACTGGTCATACCACCAACACCAGTAGCAGGAGGTAAAACTATGTGAAAGGAGGTTGGTCTGCGACCAAAGACTTGAACTTTGAACAAACTGGATATAAGCCAGGTGCGCTACCATTGCGCCAGTCGCAGATGTTTTGTCTTTCATTGTGCTTATATTATACCATAAATGTGGCAATCTTGTCAAGTGGTTGCCGTAATTGTTTACAAAAAGTTTACAATTTAACGATTTCTTAACTCAACAAGAATGTCTTTCAGAACTTCGAGGATTTGATTAAGGATAAATTCGACCATAAAATGCTCCTTTTATTAATTATTTTTCCCTAAATTCTTGGGGACGAAGCCAACTAAAAGACCAATGGCAAAACTAAAGACCGTTTCCGACCAGTAGCAGACATTAGAATTTTAGAAGGACAACTCTTCCACAATTCCGGTACACAGTTTATAGCTTTTCACTGTCTATTGTCGGCTTTTATTAAGTCTACTATAAATAATAAAATGCCAACTCACATTACTTCGCATCAACTGTCACATAGGTTTTGCTCCATCAAGCCCTATATAATACCGCAAATATTATATAGGTCGTCCCGCAAGAACGGAAGGGAGGTGATGCCCATAAGGGCTGGTGGAAAATGTCGGAATCGAACCGCTCCTCTTGCTCCCAAGGCAAGTGTGCGAACCATCACACCCCATTCTCCATATTAAGTACAGCCTCTTGACTGTACTTATATTATATCATAGCAATACTGTTGTGTCAAGGAACATCATTAAAAATACAATGTTTCTTTTGGGAAATCATATCCATAAACAATAAACAGTTTTGCTTCTTCAAAACTATCTACTTGTCCGCAAGAATATTTTTCCCTAAATTTTTTACGAATTTTAACTGCTTCGTTCACATCATGCGTAATAAAAAGTTCGCCAAATGAAAGATAGGCATTAAGGCAAAGACTTGAAAACTTGGAAACTTTCATTATTTTAGCTTCCTCTTCGGTAATTTCACCATTATCAAGAAGAAGTTTAATAAGGTCGTCCGTGTATTTTTTATAAGAAGTAAGACTTCTTAGGTCGTCGTTCTTTGCGTTGCCGCAAGTTGAAGTTATAAAATCTTTTTTTGCCTCAAACTCTTTCAACCTTGCGTTAAGAACACCAACAAATGCCTCTTTCATTTTATAAAAGTATTCTTTTGCTGGAGAATTATCGTCAACGCCATCAGGACAAATCATTTCATTGGCACGGATTATAAATTCATCTTCGCTTATATCGCCTTCAAACATACTGATATACAGTTTATTGAAGTAGTTTATAGATTTTTCAAACGACGACATTGACTTAGAGATGCAGTTTCCCTTACCTTCTTTAAGACTGGAAACATAAAATATGTCTGGCGTTCTATATCTATAAACTTTGCCATCAGTATTTGAACGATATGAATATTCACCATCACCAGTTTTTCCGACAGCAATACCTTCATCGGCACATATACTGTTGACAACTGGCATACCTTCCACAAAATATGTTTCTAACATAATTATGCCTCCTTCCCATGAATTGTCATCCAAGAATTATTGTACTGAATGTCATCACCATTTACAACAATTCGTTCTCCATCGCAAATAGGAACAACATCAATATGGTGTTCATCTGCGAACATCTTGAATGAATACCATTTTCTCCACCACGATTGCCAATGCGGTTTAATTGTAAATGGAACAAGACCAAGCGACTCTGTACTATCAAGAACATCGCTTACGATGTTATGGTCAGCGAATTTGGCAACTTCAATGTTGGGTGTCATAATAATGCTACCGGCAGACTCTCCAATAATAACACCGCCATTGTCAGAAAACCGCTTGATGGAAGGAAGAAGATTTCTTTCACGAAGCATATATAGAAATAGCCATGTGTTTCCGCCAGGAAGATGAAGAACATCATAGGAGCCAAGAATATCATCCATGAACTCCTCAACATCATAGTCCCATGTGTTTACAACATCCCATTTTACACCACGATACCAATGATTATAATTTTTGAACAAAACTCTGTCACTATACATAGGAGCATAAGACGGAATGGTGATTACAGAAAAATCGTCTTTTCCTGTTAGCAACTTCATGTCTTTTCTAAAGTCAGCCGTTATGGTGCTGTAAAGAACACACTTTGCCATTATCTCACCCCCAACTTCACACGACAATCTCTACAAAGATTCTTACATTCTTCAGTATGGTTTTTGCCACACACAGGACAAATCATATTTGTTACGCCAAACTTAATTTTGTCCAACTTTACACCCTTGTCGTAATAATACATTCTTTGACCATCAGACCAAAAATGTTGCCACTTAGCATCTTCAATTCTGGGTTCACCAGTTTCTTTCCAGTCAGAAGGTTTATCTCTATTGTTGAACTTATCAACAATTTCCTGTGTCATTTTGACCCATTCGGACATAGCACCGCCATTACCACAAGGCTGCGCTCTAAAAGACACAATATTTTCGGTTTTCTTATCAATAGCAATCATAGCACGATTGTTAATAGAAATATAACGAATGGTCTTTCCATTAAAGTCATAATCGTACTCGGCAGTATTACCACGATAACAAACAAGCATATGTTCGTCACGCATAACAGACAACGGAGCAAGGAAATAAGTATTGTAACCGCTACCAATAAGATTATAACAAGAGTTCCACTTGTTTTTATTGATTGACATGAAACAATAGTCAAGAGGGTCAATGGAAACAGTTACAGTTCCCTTACAAGCCTTATTTTGAAGAACTTTCGACACTTCAATATCGAACTTATCGTCCATGAAATACTTACTAAGGAACTTCGACAACTTCATTCCAACCTTATAAGTCGGAGAGCAATACTTTTCCATAGTTTCGTTCTTAGGACAAGCGTTCTTACGGAAATCGTCAAGACTAAAATAGTCAAGAATTACAGAGTGGAAAGGATATGCCTTTTTCAGATTATCTACAAGACCTCGAAGCTCACCATCAGAAATAGGAATATCAATAATTTTGCTAACCTTCAGCTCATTACCCATGCCAATATAAAACTCATACTTGGCATCAGCCCACTCTTCAAGATACTTGTCAATTGCGGCATTACACACTTCAGCATCTTTACATTTAGTAGACCAAAAAAGAGCAGTCTTGAATTTTTCTTTGTCTACCTTGGAAATCATTTCCTCTTTAATCTTCTTGAGTTTCTTTGTAGCAATCATTTTGAATTTTTCTCCTTTCAGTTTGTTTTTTACTATGCTTATAGTATACCACAAACAGGTGAGGCTGTCAAGTGTTGTAAAGGATTAACCTTTACAACACGACAGATTACCATTGTTGCCATATTTATTTACATGACGACCACATACAGGACAAATAAGATACGGAACACCAAAAGTTACCTTGTCAATAGGAACATCTTCCAAAGAACAGGCATACTTAACAGGGTCTTTCCACGCAAACTGACCGATTCTATTAGTATACTCCTTGGTTGAGTCAATAGCAACCCTTGCCGTCCCACGAAGTTCATACAAGCCGCCAAAGTCTGGACTATTACTTTTTTTACCCTTGTTGTTTTCTGCCACATACCATTCGGCATCCTTAATACCGAAATAGTTTTCAATGGCTTCCTGTACAAACTCCTTGATAATCTTATACTGAGAAATAATCTCGTTGTCAGGATAACCACGATGAATGAAGAATGTGCCATTGTCCTTATTTACAAGAACATATGCTCTAAACATCTTGGAATTTGTGACAATCTTACCAGTAGGGAATCTATACTCATAATCATTACCATTACACTGATAGGCAACAATACCAGAGTCATCAATCATGTACGCAACACAACCATTAGATTGCGCTCCATGCCCAGGCGTCATACAAGTAGTCCAATTATTCTTGTTTGTGGACGACATAAGATAGTCAATTGGGTCAATAGAAATACAAAACTGACCACTTATTATCTTATTTTGAAGAACCTTTGAAACATCAATATCGAATTTATCATCGAGGAAATACTGATGTAGGAATTTAGAAATCTTCATTCCGGGCTTATAAATTTCGATATTGTTTTTCAGAACTTCATTGTCAGGACACTTATTCGCCTTAATATCCCCAATGCTAAAATAATCAAGGATTGTGCTGTGAAAAGGATACCTACATTTCAATTCATTGAAAAGCACCCCAATTTCTTTGTCGCTCGCAGGAATGTTTACTGGTCTAACAAATTTAAGATTTTTACCAAACATAAGGTAAAACTCATACTTCGCATTTGCCCACATACGAATATATTCGTCCACGACATTATCTTTAACATTTGAAGTACATCCATAATACCCCAAAAGAGTTTTTACTTCTTCACGATTTACAAGACTAATCATCTCATCAATGATTTTAGGGTCTTTATCTTTGACACGAAAAGCATACTTATATTTAACATCTACATCAAGCTTTTTTCCTTTGACGGCAACAGGAGCATACATACCATTATATATAAAAATCTCTTCGCCATCAACAACAACGGCAGACTTGCCGCAATTTTTGAAGTCCTTTACATTCTGTAAAGTACATCTAAAAGTTTTTCCACAAAACTGCTTTACCGCCATTACCGCGCGGCTCTCCGCATTGAACCTTTCGGCAATAGTTTCCCAGTCACAAATACGACATTCCATTCCAACATCAAGGTCGGAATCTTCGGTGACTTCACCAGTCAGAATAAGCTTCAACTTCTCGACATTCTTATCCATGATTTTTCTCCTTTTTGAATTTACTATATTGGGTGGGGATTTCTCCCCACCCTTATAGTCTACCATATTACCTGCGTTTTGTCAAGTTACGCATCGAACCCATACTTATGAAGCAGAGCATAAGCATCATCAAGCTGCTCCTGTGCTACGGCAATCTTCTTACGAGCATCACGAACAGCCTTCTCGTCTACGACAGGCCCCTGCTCCCATACAGTAACAAGCTTTTCGGTATAAGGCTTGCCAATGAGGGTTTTCAGTGCCTCGGACAGACGATTTCGAGTGGGAATTGCCTCAAAAGCTTCTACCTTAACGACATCCCGACTGCCATCCTTACCGCCCTCAACAGCAAACACGCCCTTGCGGTCATCGTAAACATAACCGTTGGAACAAGCGGTGGACAGATTGATAACATCGAGGTCGCCAAAATCGTCGGCGACAAGGACATACTTGCTTCCGTTTCGAGTGGTCAGAATCATGCCAACTTCCAGGTCACCATTGTAAAAATTCTTCTTCATGTGTAAATTCCTCCGTTAAGTAAATTGTTTGTCTTTCGACAGTTTTATTATACAACTTGGCAACCTCAGTTGTCAAGAATGTACCGAATTTCTATGGTCTTATTGTACCATATTTCCTTGTTTGTGTCAAGGACGACCAACAATTTTATTTGTTACTAAAGAATTTTGCCCTATCAATATCGTCAATCATCTTCATAACACGCTCAATTTGTGCCATCATGTGTGTCGGACACACGGATTCTGTTGTTTTGTGTTCATCATAATATCCGCTACTGACATTACAGCTTGCGATTCCCCAAGAATTTGAAAGATGTCTAACATCAGAACTTGAACCGATTTTTCTTTCAAATCCAAACGACTCCACATATTCCATAAAATCTTTGTTGGTTGTATCATAATACACGACTTCTTTTTCACCATGACGGTCAAACTCAATCATGTACTTCAAAGCGTGTTTCTTCCCATCAACAATATCTTTCTTCAAATCCTTTACTGCCTGTTTTGCTCCGACACATCCGATTTCCTCGTCTGTCGTAAACAGGAAGTACGGCTTCTTATCACAATTGTTGATAAGATAAATTGCGGCATACACACCACATCTATCGTCACCGCCAATTCCCTGCGGACTACTCAAATAAATAAGGTCTTTGTTGTCAATAGAATATGTTACATATAAATCTTTAACAATCTGTTTATGTACAGTATCCATATGACACACGAACATAATAGGAATTTCGCCCTTACAGAAGATGTAGTCATCAGTCACAGTAACATTGTCTTTACCGAACTTTTTTGGAAGATTTTCAGCCAAATACTTTTTAATATTAGACTGCTTCGCCTTGATAAGATACTCAAACCCTTTTTGATTAAATGGCTTCATGTTGACATTTTTCCTCCTAATGATTATTTTTTGTGTGCTATGCCAGAAATCATTTCCTTGTGAATAGCATAATCATCCATACTTTTTACCAGATTATCGTCCTTGGCAAAAACAAACCTTACCCTTTTATTGTTTTCAGGGTCACGAAATGTGTATAGAAGTTTACAATTCCGAAGAATAAGATACCCAGCCATATTTTTTTGATAAATACATACGCCGTTCTTACTTTTCACATTATACCACTCCTTTACATACTTTGTCAAGTCAAGGACTCCAAAGAAGGATTGTCCTCATTGATTTTAGCATCGACATAGACTTCAACCTCCTTTGCTTTAAAGCTGTTATTCCAACTGCCATACTTATTATCATAACTATTATTATAACCGTTATTGTAGCCGCCATTGTAACCGCCACTATAACCGCCACCACCATAAGACCCGCCGGTATAAGTCAGAGCATCGATGTTTTTTAGTTCGGATTTTACTCTTTCCTTTGTATCTGGCGAAGGATAAAGAATGGTGTATTCAATATCCTTGAATATAAGTCCATTTTCACCGGAAACATAAAAGATGCGGATATTTTTAGGGTCTTTCCTTGTTTTATCGTTTACGGCAACAATGAAATACTCTGTTCTATAAGGTTCAAATGCGTCCTTTGCCGTCTTAACAAAGTATTTTTCTGTGTTCGTGTCATTGATGTCGTCAGCCCCAGTGCTTATGATGATAACATTCGAGCAGTAAATATCCTCATTACACAATCCATACCCATCAGGGTCAAGCATCGCTTCCTTACAGTCTGCAGTTCCTTCTCCATACATGACCTCTGCCATCAAACGAAGCGCACAATAATCCACATCATCAGCTTTGATTTGGACTGTATAATATCCACTTTTTTGCGTAGGAATTGCCATATCGACCGCCGAATAACAACCCTCTTTTGACACTTCAGTTACTCCAACAGCAGCAAACCGACTTGTCGCAGCTTTAAGATAGTGCTTAATTTGCCCTATAAAGGAAGCATAAAGATTAAGTCTTGGAATACCGCCATCAATAAAGTCTACTGTCATTTTGAAACACACTCCTTACGAATTTTTTATTGTGACTATATTATACCATATTGTCCTTGCCCTGTCAAGTATCGTCTACGATTCCAAGGAAATACTCTATATCTTTATCCGCTTTGAACACAACAGTCTTTCCAACGGCATAAGAATCAGGCATTTCTCGTTTTACCATATACTTTACACCTTTAATAAAAGGTGGGCAATACTTATCACCATGAAAAACGACATAATTGGAAACCTTTGCCATTGAAGCACCCCTTAAATATGAATTTCATCATCATCATTGGATAAATCACGAAGATAAGCGTCATACATATTTCCAAATTCACGATATACATATTTTACATCATATGTTGTATTTTTCTGAAGATAATCCATAGTTTCAAGCAAATTTCTAAGAATATAATTATTGTAATTTTTTACAATAATGTTAAATATTTTATAGAATTTTGCTTTAAGTTTTTGACGACAAATTTTCTTTCCAGTTTCTTCATCAAAAACATCGTCGCCATGACATCTTGCCACAACACGGTAAAAATCTTTTGTCCTATAAAAGTCGTCGACGCTGAATGGGAACCATGGAACACCTGTGCCAACTTTGCCAGTTTGCTTAAACTTTTTGTCAAACAACTTGTCAAGTTCGCTGTGAAAATCAGCCGTAGCAACTACAACCTTGTTCTTTTCATCAACATGATATTGAATATCGTATTGCATATAACACCGCCCCTTATGAAATTTTGTCTGTTTCACTTTTATTAGCTTGATAACACAACATTTCTACAAAAATGTCCATATCAAACTCCTTGTTTCCACATTTTGGACAGCAGAAACCAGCAAACTCAACATTTTCACGATGAAACGGAAGTGTATCAATGTCTGACTTCTTACCATCTGTACTAATTATAGCACCACATTCACGACAAGTCAAGGAAACACTATCAAGACCGACATCGAAAAACAAACCATGTTCTTTCATGCTTCGCATATATTTTTCACCCTTTCAACGGCTTTGTTAAAAATTTCACTATTATTTTCACAACCATAAAAGTTTCTTCCAGTATTGGCACAAGCTATGCCACAACTACAAGACCCGAAACAATGGTCAAGGACGCTTTCGCCCTCATTTGTATAAGTTTTTATCAAATATTCAAGCAGGGCAACTGGCTTCTGACTAACATGGAACCCTCTTTCTTGCCCAAATTCTAATACATTCGTAGGATAACGAAGTCCAGGATTGTTAATTTCAGAATCTTTTTCGTAAACAATACCATGTGCTGCCCCACCAGACCGTTTTGAAGCCCATTTATATGGTTTTCCCTCAGAAAATTGTGGATTATAAGTAGGTTTTTGCTTGTAAAAAACTGAAATCGTTTCCAGTCTACGCATTGGTTGAACCTTGGCAAGATTTGGTGTAGTGCCATTTGGCTTAACCCAATACCAATCATACCTATAATCCTTTAAGTTGCTTGTTCTTAGCATGGAACTAAAAGGCTCTGTGCCAAAAAGAAGAACCACACCATCGTCTTTTAATAACCTATTGTACTCAATCCACAACTTATCCATAGGAATTATGATGTCCCATTCAGCGTGTGTCTTACCAAAAGGAAGGTCTACGAATATTAAATCAATTGATTTATCATCAAGGCCCACGAAATACTCAAAACAATCACAATTTTTTAGGTTTAATGACGAATTTTGCTTGCTATTTATTACAATTTGGTTACAATTTTCAACAGAAATTGTGTTCACCACCAATCAATCAAGCACAAAATTAAGCACAAAATTAAGGAAGGCACTATTCAAAGATGCTAAAATGCCATTCATCCAAGCGCAAGTTTCAGAGTTAAGCCACTTTTCACCAGCTTTTTTGTTAGAATAGATGTGCAAAATCAAATTAGCAATATTAATCAAAGCAACCAAAAGCCACACCAAAACACTCAAAATCTTCATTACAACATCGTCCTTTCCATATAAACATGGTTTTTAAGAATTATTTTATCGCATTTTTGACAAAATGAATACATACTTGCTTCAGAAAATGACAATTTTGACATACAGTAGGGGCAAAAATAATCAATTTTTGGCTTTGCCCCATCCTTCTTCGATGAGTTTTGAGAAAACTGTCGGATTTCTATTCTTTCCAATTTTCTTTCCAGTCCCTTCCTTAATTTCATAAAGGAAATATTGTTCTCTTGTGATGCCACTTGTTACAATATGAGTTAGACTGTCGTTGTTATAGTATTGACACCAAAGCATTTCTGCTGTTGGAATACCATATTTTTTTAGAATTTCCTTATTTTTCTTCATATTCATCATCGAAATCATCTCCAAGCCCACAGTCAATTATATCACGAAGTGTCGTTCTTGTCAAGTAAAGGATAGTCGGATAGTCCTCTTTATCCTCATCTTCCCACTTATTTAATATTTCTGGACGCCAATTGCCACACAAATTTTCCATTGTTCTATAAAGGTGTGGACAAATATCTGAACAAAAATCAGCATTTTCACGAAATTCTTTGGATTTTTCACATTTTTTACAAAGCCCATCGTATTCATATTGCGGACATTCTGTTATGCTATATGAATTTTTCTCCTCTCCATTTTGAAGAATGATGGTGGGTGTTGCCACCCAACCATCAACGGGTTCTCCACATCTACTCCACAAGCATCCGCCACAGGCATTTTTACATGAAAAACATAACTGATAACTTTTTTCAAGCGAACCAAGTTTCATTTTGCACCATTCTCAATCAGTTTTTGAACATCCTGTTCGAGCCTTTCTATTCTACAATCAAGGGTTTTAATCTTCCGAACAAGGTAGATTAACAGGTCATCATTCGCCATTATTTTTTTCTTTTCAGGTTCCGTCATTGAAAAGCCTCCTTATTCTACGAGATTATACTTGTCTAAATACCAATTAGAGTATTGTCCACGCTTCTCCAATCGCATATTTTTGTACTCTACCTTGATTATATTATACACATTTAGTGGCGTTTTGTCAAGGACACGCTTAAAAACCATCATTTTGTTCTTAATTCCTGTGCCAATAGACATTAAATCAAGTTCAGCAGCCCAGCACTTTGATTTGTCCTTTGTCATTAAATATCTTATTCCAAGAACAACAAGGGTTAATTTATCTTCCTCTTTCCCTGTTTGAATGTTTGTATATCCAAGAAATTCCTGTTGCCATTCAATCTTTTTGCCAATAGGATAATCTACTGGATTACGAATTTGTATTTGTTCTTCGCACTCGTGAAGTATTTGTACTGTGTTCAGGTCAAGATATGTCTTTTCTGTTGCCCTACTATTACGCTTAACGATTTCCTCAAGCGTACTATCGTTAGCCAAAAGTGCCTTTGACATTTGCTTTGCGGTGCCTTCTTTGAACTTTCTAAAGAAACCAACACAATAATCCAACATTCTTGAATTGCCAAATTCACTAAAGAAATCAAGTTTTATCAACAAGTCAAGCTGTCTTGAATCAACAGATGTTTTGTCTATATCAATAAGTAAGTCCATGAAATAATCATATTTATTATTTCTTAACGCAAACAATTCGTCTGCTATTGTGGAATTACAATATTTTATAGACCTCATACCTTTGTATATGGTCTTGCTTTCCTTATCAATAAAGTAGTCAGTTCGCCCATATCTAAACCTTGGTTCAGAAATGTAAATCTTTTTAGAGTTTGCGTATGCTATAACATCCTTTGTCTTAGCCGGTTTGTCTTTCCAAACATTAAGACAAGATGTAATAAACTCTAAAGGATAGTAATGACGCAAATAAGCACAGGCATAACCTATAAATGAATAGGGGTCACTGTGATTCCAAGAAAAAGCGTAGCTTGACGCATCAAGAATTGTCTGAATAAACGGCTTGATAATTTCCTTACATTTATCAACTGGAACACCATAATTCTTACTTGTGTAGTCAACAAATCTACTTTCAATTTCTGGTATTAGTTGTTCAGTTCCCTTCTTTTTTGCTATTGCTCTACGACAATTATCACTTTCTGCCGCAGAATAACCACAAAACTGGACAAGGAATTTCATAATACTTTCCTGCATACACAAATGTCCAAGTTCGTTACCAAGAAGGTCATTGATTTCTTTTAGACCATTATCTTTGAATACTCCATGAGAAGCCTCATCTCTAAAAGAAGCAGCGCCAGGGCGAATAAGTCCATTACAAAAGGACATTAACTTTAGGTAACTAATGTCAGGGAACTTATCTCTTATCTTCTTAATTGTCGATTTCGAGAACATATTCTTCAAAAGCTGTGAAGCAAAACCGCTTTCAAACTGGAATATGCAAGTTGTGTCCTTGGACATTTCATCCCATACAGCCATATCATCAAGTGGAATATTGTCTGGTGTAATTCTTTCAATTCCTGCAAGCTTACAAGTATTGTTTATTATACCAACATTATCAAGGCCCAAGAAATCCATTTTAATCCAGTTCATTTCTTCAATGCCATGTTTGTCAAGCTGTGTAATAAATTTTACTTTTTTATCAACAGAAACAATACTGGAAAGTCCAATTTCAGAATATATATCGTCTGTTGAACACAATATTCCAGCAGGGTGATTTCCGACAGAAACAATTACACCATTCAAAAGTTCTGAATAATACGCAAGTTCTGGATATTCTTCAGCAACATCTTTTGGTAGCGTCTCTTCACCAGTTTCGCTATCTATTACCAGTCTGTCGCAAATGTCTGCAACCTTATCCAATGGGATTTCCAAGGCACGACCGACTTCACGAACAGCACCCCTTATCGCAATTGTGCCAAATGCTGCAATCTCACAGGTGTTCAATCTTTTATCGTTCAACACAAGTTCTTTTGCCTTTTCTCTATCATCAGCATAATAGTCGCTATCAATATCTGGTGTAGTCTGCCTATCAGGGTTCATAAACCTGAAAAAGTTAAGGTCGAATTTTATGCTGTCAATATCTGTAATCCCAAGAATGTAGGCAATCATAGAACCAGAAACAGAACCTCTTGACGGGCCAGTATAAATTCCGTGTTCATGTTCCCTATCACGGAGATATTTTTGAAAAAGCATATAGGAAATACTATTTGTTTTCTTATATACTTCAATTTCCTCTTCTATTCTTTTGTTAAGTTCTTCCCTTGTGTGATTCTTCAACGCATATGGGTGTTTTTCAAGACAATCATAAATCGCTGTTCTAAATTCTTCTTCAGGGTTCTTGAAAAGATTAGGATATTTTGGAGTTAAGTCAAAGTCATAGCTTTCACAGGCGTCTTCTATAACCCTTGTGTTACGAATTGCCTCCATATAAACATCATACGGAACACTATTTTGAACTGAATAAGCGTTCAATAACTCATCATAAGACTTAAATGTTAAGTCCCAACCCTCTTCATCATCAAACTTGTTATGTTTTGCCTTTAGAAGAATTTCTCTTGCCTTTGCGTGTTCCTCGTCAATAGAATGAGTATCGGTTCCAGCAACAAGACGAATACCAGTTCTTTTGGAAAGTTCTATAATATATTCGTTGTAATCTTTTTGTTTATCAACATTGTGATGCTGAATTTCAAGAAAACACCTATCTTTGTTTTGGACAAAGAAATTGATATATTCTTCCGCTTCTTCAGGTGTGCCTTTGCCAAGTGGAGAAGCGATACAAGCAGATGTTACTATAATATTGCTACTTGTATTTTTTAGTTCCTCGAAGCTAATTCTTGGGACATAGTAAAAATGTCCATCTTTTCTGTTCACGGAATTAGAAACAAGTTTATTAAGCTCAAGGAAACCTTCGTGATTTTTTGCTATCAAAACAGTATGATAATTATCTCTTGTTTTTTCAGCATCCTTATCATCAATATTGTTAAAGGTTATATATGCCTCAATTCCATGTATCCACTTCATTCCAGCATTTAGAACCTTTGTTCTTTTTTCCCACCAGTTATAGATGTTGCCATGTTCCGAAAAACAAAGGGCTGTCATTCCAAGTTCCTTTGCTCGGTTAATATACGCATCTATCTTCGTTGCGCTGTCCGCATTGGCCACGCAAGTAGAATAATCGCTGTGTAAATGATATACAAAGTAATTTTCCGTGAAATTCACCTCCATAGCCAATTTTAGTAACCGTTACTGATTTTAGACATTTTTAATGGTCAAAAAACAGTTACCGATAAAATAGTCATTTTATTGGGATTTTGGGGGTCTAAATTTCCATGAAAATCATGGAAAAATGAACCCCTATTTCCCAACTCGATAAAATTTTTGTTTTATTATACACCAATTATATCATATTTATACTGGATTGTCAAAGATTCAACATATTTTCATATTTTTTATGAATAAAGAGATTTTCTATTATACACGCTCCCATGGGAAGTTGCTTGTCCCAAAATGTCCATACATCGAGGTTCTTGTAAAGTCAAAATATTTAAGACCAAATTCCTTGATAATATTGGCTGGTTTAAATTCATCATAAACCTTATCATCAACAGTGATATTGCCGATATTACTGTCTACATAAATCGCAAGCGGATTAGCAATGCCTATCGCATAGCTAACTTGAACTTCACACCATTTAAGGTTATATTCTTTCAACATTCTAATGGCAAGTTGTCTTGCCTTGTACGCACCACTACGGTCAACTTTAGTGCCGTCCTTGCCAGAAAATGCTCCGCCACCAACATTTGAGAATGATTGATAATTGTCTACAACGATTTTTCTGCCTGTTAATCCAGCATCGCCCTCAAAACCGCCGACCAAAAATTTCCCAGTTGGATTTATATGAAAGTTTTCAATTTCATATCCGTCACACAACTCCAAAATCTTTTCCCTAACAATTTTGTCTGTTCTTTCACGATTTGCTTCACGATTCTGATACGAAATCGTGAAGTCTTTGATTTTTACAAGCTTGAAATCATCATTGTAAACACCTGTGATTTGCGCTTTACCATCCGGCAGAAAATCTTCATCATCATGAACAATGCCATTATACCAAATAGACAATTCTTGTAAAATATGCATTGCTACTGGCACATAAAATTCTGTGTCATTACAAGCATAACCAAACATCATACCTTGGTCGCCAGCACCGCCAACATCATCGTTTGTTCCAAGTGCTATATCTTGTGACTGTTTGCCGATATTGTTTATTATCGTATATTTGCTTGGGTCATATCCGACACTAAAAAGAATGGATTTTACAACCTTTTCAACATTAACATATGCTGCGCTTGTCACTTCGCCTGTAATAAAAATAATACTCTTTCCACCAGCAACCTCAATACCACATCTACTATTAGGGTCGCAACGAAGATATTCTGTCAACAAGGCATCAGAAATTTGGTCGCAAACTTTGTCTGGATGACCACGAAATACAATTTCATTACTATAATATTTCATTCAATTGCAATCCAATCTATTTTTTATAATTTCACAATATTCTTCACTTATTTCACATCCGAGAAATTTACGACCAGTTTCAATAGCCATTTTAGCTGTTGTTCCACTTCCTAAAAAGGGGTCAAATACAACATCACCAATATTGCTCCATGAAATTATATGGTCTTTAGCAAGTCGCTCTGGAAACACAGCAGGATGGCCAGTCTTGCCACCCCCTACTGGTATGTACCACCAGTTATTTCTTTTACTATATTCTTTTGGTGGCTTTCTAATTTCCACTTTTATTTCTCCGTTTGGCTTTCTTCTACCATTTTGCTTATGTAAAGCTGTATTGTTTTGTTTATACGAACCATTTTGTTTATCATAAATCAAATTGACAGATTTTGGCTTGCCTTTTGATAATACAAACATATATTCAAAATTTTGCGTATAGCACTTGTTGCTGCCTATCGCACCACCACCATCTTTGACCCATATCATTGTATCATGCAAGTTAAAGCCACAATCCATAAAGAACAATGCTTGCCTAAATGAAGTTCCAGTTTCACTACCATTTATTGTTGCGTCGTTCACATTCCATACAACAACTCCACCATCTTTGGTTATTCTATATAATTCTTTGGCAATGTTTTCAAAATCGAAATAATATCCATTATACTTACGAAGATTGTCATATGGTGGGGAAGTAACTGTTAGGTCTATACAACAATCATCAAGTTTTTTCATAAAAGAAAGGCAGTCGTCGTTTATGAAATAACCAAAATTGTTTTTATAATATGCCAATTCAGATAATTTATCTATATTCATATTATTTATTATTCACCAATATTTCTTCTAAAGTTCTTGGAGTATAATCCATGTATGGCATCATACAACCAACATTTATAGCCACAATTTCTTTTTCATGTGGTCGTCTAATAGCAAATTCCTCGCCATTCATTTCTGACAAACATTTTTTAAAATAAGCCTCTTCTATTGAATTGTGTAAATGTCCATATAACAAAATAGTTCCATTGTGTTGTCCATTCCACATTAAAATAGGATAATGACATAAAACAAGCTTATATGGTTGTTTGTCAACATGGTCTGTTATTTCAAGATAATCATAAATAGCATGAAACAACTGCTTATATCTATAATCCCTTATATCCTCGTGATTACCGACGATAAGAACTTTTTTGCCCTTTAATCTGGCAACAAGGGCAATTAAATCTTCGTTTTTGCCACGATTAGATATATCACCTAAAATATAAACTGTGTCACCATTTGTGACACGACTGTTCCAGTTATTTAGAATGGCTTCATGCATTTCATCGACATTTTTGAATGGTCGATTGTCGAAGTTTAGCCCCTCAGCAGTCTGATTTTTGCTAAAGAAATGTAGGTCACTAATATAATAGTTCATATTAAATAGCGGGAAGCTCTACACCTTCATACTTGGCACGAGTTTCCAAGACACTAAGATATGCTTCCATATGGTCAAGCTGCTCATACAGAATCTCAATAGGACAGGTTGGCTTAAAGTCGAGCTTATCAGCAGCATACTTCTCAAGAACAGCATAAAGCTTCTTATACCGAATCTTTAGTTGTGCGTATTCTGCTACAAAACGCTCCTTATAATCATCGCTACCCATCATTGCAACGGTATCTTTCAGTTCAATCATACACTAACTCCTTAATAAAATATTGATTTTAACCCCACTGGGTTGCCATGGCATCCGCAACGCCAGCGTAAGTCTTGCTTCTAATTATGGCTGTTCTTGGGTCATTCCAGGACAATATCTTTCCGTTTTCATCATGCGCCATATCAAGACTGCCACCTTTTGAATATTTGCTACCGTCTGGAGCAATCCAATAGTCTGTATATTCGACAATATTAGTTGGAACAAGTGGAGGAAGATTTTTTAGCCATAAACAAGTTGTCTTTTTAACATTATGACCAAACTCATATGGCTGTATTCTTTGCGTTGGCTTTAATGGAAAGCCAAATTCTTCAGCCAATTCTGGGAACCACTTTTTAATGTAATTTCCACTAATAATGTTTACTGGATTTTCCACGCATATTTTATCACAATCAGCAGACAAAATTTTATGAAAAAACACTATTGCCCTTTGCTGTCGTCCATCATTCCGTTTTGCTTCAAAATGTCTTGCTCCGCTTACTGCGAGGTCTGTGCATGGCGGGAAAGCGATAATCATATCCCATTTGTCTACATGATGGAAACGACCATCCATCGTTGTAAAATATCCGCCATTAAGAATAGGCAAAACATCGCCTAAAATATGCCATTCTGGGTGATTTCCAGACGGAAGCATTATGTCACAACTAAAAGCATTGTGTCCTCTTTTGCGAAATGCAGTACAGACAACCTGGCTTTCCTCGCAAGCAATTAATACATTCATTTTTTAACTCGTTTTTTAAATTTTTCGTCACATCTGTTACAATTTCCACCACATCTACATTCTACTGGAATACGATGTTTGTAGCATAAATTGACCCTATATTCCTTATTATAAGTCCCAGTAAAATAATAGTGTTCGCATCTTACATATTCAGCATCGTACAATATATCACCATCCTTTACTATCTTTATTATAACACAAACATTGTGTTTTGTCAAGGAACAACTATGTTATCTTGTTCTATAAACTGTTTTGTCTGCGTACAAAGCATCACGCCCCTCTTTCCTCCAAACATCACATTCCTTAACAATAAAGTCGTTCATTTTTTGCCAAACATGGTATGTAAAGGGGCCATTATATTCCAATTCCAAATTGTCAATCCAATATTCTTTTGTATAACCTGTTTTAAGGTCTACAAATTCGTATAGGAAAATTACTTGTAGTCCAGACTTATCTTTGTATTCTTGTTTCCAATATTTCTTTTGTCTTGCGTAAAATCTACCACGCCACAAGTCATCATGTAGAATACCATCATTTACGCTTCGTATCGTCTTATTGGCACTACGAAGATACTTTTTAATCTTTAGACTTGTCAACATTCCTAATCACACCCTTTCCACAAGAAAAATGTGGTTGAACAATGCCATGTATATTTCCTTTAGAACACTCACCATAGCAATCTGAAAACATAAGATATTGACATTGCAGACATTCTATTTTGTTATTAAAGCTATTATTCATAACTTTGAATTTCATCCAAAAACTCATTTAACGCATCGTCTTTAGTCATATAACTATGGGATAGTCTACTATAAACCATATCATTATTGTTTACAAAATAATACTGCTTTCCGAAATATACACCAGAAATCAACTCGAACATCTCATAAGCGTCTTTTGTCATAATAGTTTATCCTTATACATTTGCCTATCCAAAGAAATATCTTTGTAATTCTGTTTCTGTTTTGTTTTCAACATCTGTTACCCATGTAGACAAACATTCTTTACATAGGTAAAACTTTGTATGTTCATCAACATTTACAAGTGTCAATACACCACCACATTCTGGACAAAATTTGGTCACGAATTTATATTCACTTCCCTTCCATTTCTTTCATAAACTGTTTATAACAAGGGCTTTCTTTTGAAATGCTTTCTGGAATGTCTATATGATTGTCTATATATAAATCATATAGACCACGCTTTTCTACTGGTTCTGCACTTTCTTTATCAACTTTTACTATATAATTAGCATTTACATCCGAATATACTACTTCAGCCCTTCCGCCGCGAGCATATACTGCTGCTTTCGGCCTCCAACCAGCAATCTTTCCTTCAACATCCCAAACAGGCTTATATTCAATATTCCAACCAATTTTGTCGCCAATGGGGGCTTCTTTATAATCTACAAATTCAGCCATAAACTACTCCAATATGTAAAAAATGGTGTAGCAAGACACTTTTCTTTCTTTACTACACCATTAGTATATCATATTATTATGATTTTGTCAAGGAACTACTTGAATTGTTAATAAAATCTTAACAATTTATTAATAATTTATACATAAAACTGATATTTTATTGGTAAATTATGAAGTTTTTACCGTAAATATCATTGACCATATCAAATATTTTCGCCATTCCAAGACCGTCTTTGTTTGGTTGCCAAATTTGTTTTGGGTTCCACCTATTTTTATCAGTCAATAATGGGTCATAATGTGGATTTTCAACAAACTCACCACCGGAAAGCGAAAAATCGTATTGTTTTGGAGCAAGTTTCTTTAGTTCAATAAATTTATTATTGTTTTTTACTACTCCAAGACCGAATCCACAATAGCTACAACCAGTTCTTTGACAGCCAAGGCATTTGTATTTGTCATTTTCACACACAATTTCACCGTAAACATCGCAATAAGGCACGTTATATGTCTTTAAATAACATAAAATGTCAGTTTCATTCCAAAACGACAATGGAACACTTCTTGCGTAATCACCATCAAAACTATTACATCCACTTTTCAAATAAGCTGAAACACGCAAGGACGATTCTTCTGTCATAGTACCAATTATAGGCCTACGATGATATTTACGCATATAAGACTTGCTTGGAAGCTTCTTCAATCTTGTGCAACAATGTCCAGATATGTTAAACGGAAGTTCAAGATAGGCAGGAAACCATCTTTCTTTTGTTCGTTTAGATTTGTTTCCATTCTTGTCAAAGCTTTGACCAATCAACTGATTGTATTTTGAAACGCTTGACTTTTCACATTCTGGTCGTCTTGCAAAATAAATGGCATCAGAAATTTCTTTTGAAAATATCGGATAACCATATTGTTTTATGACATCTATAAAGGAAATTGTTGGTTGAATAATGTCAACATTTTCAGTTTCCCTAACAAAACGCTGAATTTGTGGCAATTCAAGACCAGTATTAAAAAATACTGCTTTGATATTTGGGTTTACTTCCCTAACAAGATGAAGTAAGGCTGTACTGTCTTTCCCTCCACTAAAGGAAACATACACCCCATCTTCGCCCCAATAATCTATCCATTCCCTAATTCGCTGTTGTGACTTCGCTATTTTTACATCCAAAGGAAGCGCACAAAGCATATCCAGTTCTTGTTTAGTTGGCATAATTCACATCTTTCTTACACAATTTCTTGAATGTCATAATATAAAACATGAATTTTATCGTAATTTTCATCAATATGGATATGCCCACAATAGAAGGCTTTTGGCTTAACCTTTTGAAAAATCTTTTCAAGATAATCAGAAAGTTCATCAGTTTTGTATGTCCCGTTACCAAAATAAAGAAGCGCAGACGATGGCGGACAATGAGAAATAATATAGTCAACCTTATAGTTAACCTTTTCAAGATTGTTAATTCCAATATTATACTCTTTGTTGTTTGGCATTTCTTCTGGCCACCAACTTTTACCCAAAATTCTAAACATAGACATGGGATTGTGGTATAACTCTAAATATTTCTCTTTAAAATCTGGGTCTTTTGGGTCAAGAATACCATCAGAAATATCGTGCGATGCAGCACCACCAAATGTGAAGAAGCTCTTTCCGTTAATGTCGAATACTTGACCACGACAAAGGTGTAAAATGTTGTCAGAAATTCTATGAACATATCCACCATGCCATTCTTCGACAGGATACTTATACAAAGCATCAAAGTTAGAATGGTTTCCGTCCACAAACAAAATGGTATATTTTAGTCTACCAAGACTTTTAATCACACCTTTGTCACCATCTTTACCATCCCAAATTCCGCCAAAATCACCACAAATAATCAAATAATCATCTCTTGTAAGGTCATTTTGTTCAAAATCTTGGAAGTTAAACAGGCGTTGAAAGCTTCTGTGTGTATCACCAGTAATAAATATTCTACTCAATTATCCATCTCCTTTAATTTTGCCTTTGCTTCTAATGCATCAATTACGGTCATAATTCTGTGTGCGCAAACAGCAAAGTCATGTTCGTTCCAACCACGAGTAGTCATAGCTGGCGTACCAATACGAATACCACTTGCTTCTTTAGGGCCACGCTTATCTCCAGGAACCATATTTTTATTTACAGCAATATCAATCTTTTCCAAAGCGTCTTGAACCATCTTGCCAGTCACATTGGGGTGTGTCTTGGTGAAGTCAAGCATGAACAAATGGTTGTCTGTTCCACCACTAACTACATCATAGCCAGCATAGATAAATTCATCACACATAGCTTTGGCATTAAGCACCACTTGATGGATATAGTCATAGTATTCTTTTGTGCAAGCTTCTTCAGCGCCAACTGCCTTAGCAGCAATAATATTCTGATGTGTACCGCCATTGTAGAATGGGAATACTGCGCTGTCAACCTTGTGAGCAAGCTCTTTTCGGCAGAAAATCAGACCTCCTCTGCACGAACGAAGCGTCTTATGGGTAGTTGTAGTAATAATATCAGCCAACCCAAATGGCGTTTGATGTTCGTCACCGACAATAAGACCAGCAATATGAGCCATGTCAACCATAAAGTATGGTCTTTCTTCAACATCGCCATTCTTTACAGCATCATCAATAATACGCTTGATTCTGCGAAAATCAATTTCTCTTGAATACGCAGAAGCTCCAGCAAGAACCAACTTTGGCTTATACTGCTTGATTTTATTCGCTATATCATTATAGCAGATAATTCCGTCTTTGTCAAGGCCATATGTTACAACATTATAAAACCTACTAACAAAGCTAACAGGTGACGAGTGCGTTAGGTGGCTCCCCGCATCCATGCTCATGGACAAAATTGTATCTCCAGGATTAAGAACTGACGCATATGCCGCTGCGTTTGCTGAACTGCCACTTAATGGCTGAACATTCACATGGTAGTCCGTCTTAAACGCTTCACGCCACTTCTTACAACAGTATTCTTCGAGAGCGTCCGCGTTACAACACCCACCATAGTATCTTCCTTCATTCCCGCTGTAACGATTCGTAGGATAACCCTCTGTATATTTACATACAAAAGAAGAAGCCAGAGCAGCACGAATAGCTTCGCTTGGGAAGTTCTCGGAAGCAATAAGCTCAACAGTTTTATTGATTCTTTCATCTTCCGCAGAAATCAGATTTGCCACAAAAGAATGGTCTTTATGAACAAATTTTCTTACAAATCTATTAATTTTTCTGTAAATTCCCACTTACATACCCCCGAACACCGTTTATAATTGGAAATGCTATAATTGAAACTACAATCGCTGTAACAATACCAAGGCCAAGTCTTACAAAAAATGCTGCGAAAACATATGCTTTTGTATAGTATCCTAAAATTATAGCATCCAACGCAATTACTCCAGTATTTACTATTGTAACAATAATACTGGATATCGAATTTACCAATAGAAAACTATAAAAACCAATTTCCTTAAAGCCATTTAGCGTTCTTTTTCTAAATAGCCAATATAGATTACCAACAAGAATTGCTCTTAATACTGGCGGAATTATCCACAAAATAGTAGTAACACCAATCCCGTAGTTCAACAACTGGCCCAAAAATTCACCTATAAAAACAGAAATAGCAGCCATTGTTGGGCCGCACAAATAAGCCATAACAACCGTAACAAGAGAGGCAAATGAAACCCTAATGTTCCCAGCTCTAATTGTAAGAAGCGACATGACAAAATACAGCGCTCCCATAACGGAAATAACTGCCATAATCTGCGGCAAACTACTCGATTTCTTCCGTGTCTTCTTGTCTGTACCAACCAATAGAAACATCCCCACATTCTGAACATTCAAGTATCTCTACCGTAACATTCTTTAATTTTTGTTTCAGTCTATAAGCATGGGGTTCCATTTCGTGGATTCCATCAAGTTTAACAACAACCCCATCTGGAAATTTACACTTATCCATATAATCCTCACGCAACAGAAACGATGTTGTCTATATTAATAGTCATAATATCCATATTGCCACCACTTTCTTTTCTTATAATTCCGTCAAGTTTTTCCTTTTCGATTGCGTTTCCGTTCATGTAATAACTGCTTTTTGCTTTATTTCCATTTACAGTAGCGCATCTTAGATACACTTTACCATTATGTTCAATGAAATATGGATATTCTTTCCACTTACCCCAAGGCAATCCTTCATTTTCATGCGGCAATTGTCCGTTATTTCGTTTGTCTTTTACTGCGGATATGTTGTCATATTCCACACCACATCTAACAACAATTGTCGTCTTTCTATAAATGACAGTGCCTTTATAGGCAGACTTTACTGGAACATCTTTTTCATATGTCATAGACATAAATGTTCCGCTCTTTTTGCCTTTAACAATATTTCGGATTTCTTCAAATTTCATATAAACCCCTCCTTTTATGTCTTTATTATAACATAATTAGAGGGGTTTGTCAAGTATTACTTATACTCTTTGACAAGAAAATCATAAAGGTCTTCGGCAGTTTTAAGTTCGACCTCGTTTTCAAGCCCATCTGCATCAACATATTTAACCGTTGCGTCTTTATGACCACACTCGCGGTCATAAATCCACCATGCAATAAACTCATCTTTGTCATTCATTGCGTCCATAAGCACATCAAGCATAAGGTCTTCGAAGTCGCAATACGAAAACGACATGAAATTCAAGTCTTTAAAAGCATCAGAAACCTTTTCCTCGACTTCCCAGAACTTTTTAAGTCTATCGAAGTAAGAAACAAACTTTTCTTTTGTAATCATAAATTCACCTTATCCAAAAATGCCTGTCGGAACAGGTTCTTCTTCGTGGATATTTGCTACAATTTTTTCAGCAACATTGTCAGGATAGTTAATTTTACTACACTTTTCCCAACTATATGCCCTATCTCTTTCTTCATCATTAGAATAAAGCCTAAACGACTTATTATCATAATGAAGCTTTACTTTTTTATTCAAAAGACCAGTCTCTCTATCTTTAAGACAAGTCAGAACAACATCGTACCCCTCTGGGTCGTTATAAAGTCTATTAACACTAAATGCTCTATTACAAGCCTTTACATGAGTGCTACTACCTTGAATATCATCAGCGCCAATATCTGCCGCCCCTTGCGGAAGTTTTCTTGAATGAATTACCAAACAAACCTTGACAGGATTTTTGTTTGTAAATACCTTTAGTTTCTTAACAAAACTTGCTTCCTTGTCATATCTATTCTCGCCTTCTTCTTTTGAGCAGTCAACAGTAAGCAAGGAGTCTACAACGAAATTTGTCACACCATATCTTTTATAGGCATAAGACATAGCATCCATAATAGACTTTGAGTTAGTATCAAAATCATTTTCTTCATTGTAAACAAATACAGAATCATAATAAAACTTTTTCATTGACTTTACTGCTTCTTTAGAAACGCTATATCCATTCGGCGCATTATCATTATGAAACTCAAGTATGTGTCTACGAGAAGCTAAAGGTTTCAGAACATTGCCAAGCAACATCCCAGGATTAATCTCTCCAGAATAGATAAAAACCTTTTCGCCAGCTTCAAGTGGTGCAGCAACAAACATTGTATTGATAAGTGTACTTTTGCCAGAAGCAGCGGCTCCAGTCAAAATAACTAACTGCCCCTCAAAGGTTCCCCAAAATACCTTATCAATATCTTCAATTCCAGTAGAAATTCTTGGAAGATTCATAATGTCTTTTTCTTCTGCATCCATCAACCGACTAACAAACGGATTATCAGTGATTTTAGCAGAAGCTATCATGGCAAGAACCGCGTCTTTACCACAAGCTATAAGAACATTGTTAGCATCAATCTTATCTTCGTCGGCACCATATTGAGCATAATATTTACGAATTTCTTCTTGAATATCTGGATTAGGTTCAACAATTTTTACCCTATATTGTCCAAGACGCATGGCACAGTTTTTTGCCATCTTTCGTCCAGGTTCATCACTATCAGACCAAATAATAATTGACTCTAACTTTTCAAGAAATTCATAATTTGTATCGACCCATGACATATCTGCTGCTCCACCTGGGATTGACACTGTATTCATAAACCCAGCTTCAACACAAGCAAGTCTATCATTTAAACCCTCTGTTATCAATACTGGCCTTGTTATATCTATCTTATCAAGCCCATAAAGAAGTGGTGGATTTGTAAAACCCTTTTTCCATCTCCACTTCATAAGGTCTTTGTTAGTTGCTTTGTGCGACACACGATATTTTGTAGTAATAAGCTTACCGTCTTGGTCTTTAAACTGATAAGCAATATCGCCATTTTCAGCCTGTTTTACAGAACAAAAGTCAAGGGTTTCTTTACTAATACATCTTTTAGCAAGATAATCCTCAACAATTGCCCTATCATTTGGCTCCTCGTCTGGAACACAAATCCATTTTGAAGCTTCTTCCTGTACCTCGAAATCCCTTTCGGAATACTCCATTCCAACAAGCTCGAACAAAGCCTTTACAGCTTCAGAATACGACTTCGACTCATAAATAATAAAGTAATCAAGAATACCAACAACTTTACCATTTCCAAAGTCTTTGAAGTAATATTCCTTTTTATTCCACATGAAACTTGGTTTTGTTTCATGTCTAAATGGACTAAAGGCACAAATAGAAGTTGCTGTTTCGGTAAAACCCTCAAGGGGGATACCGTCAGCTATAATTTTGGCTGCGGCATCACCAAGAAGGGCTTTTGCTTCATTGATTTTCTCAATAGAAACTTTCATGTCATTCCTCCGTTAAGCAGGAATCAGAAACACTACATAAATGATTACAGAAGAAATCATTGTGGTTTGGAACAAATATTTCAGTATTATATATTCGTTCAACACAATTATCGGCCCATTTAAGTGTTTGTAGAAGTTTATTTTCATTAAAAATTTCTACGGTTTCCGATTTTGTTCTAAAATGATTAAACTTCAGTTTATATGGGAACACTCCATACTTTTCTTTTACAGATAACGAATAAATATAAAGCTGTCTTAAATATTTTTCCTTTTCTGCCTTTGAACTAAACTTACCCTTTGATTTATAATCATTGATTATATAACCATTATCGTCCATAGATAGTCTATCAATATAAGCAACAAAATCTCTTTTCTTTCCATACAACTCTATTTGATATTCCATCTTTAATTCCGTTCCAACAGTTTTATCTGTAAAACCCTCAAATGTTGATAGAAAATCGACAGCCTGGTTGTAATAAGATGTTCCCATATTTTCAAACGGTGGATATTCAGTTATGAACTTATCGTAATTTCCTTCAAAATATGGAACAAGTTCTGGAAAATCCAACTGCTGTTTTGAAAACATTTCTAAAATAAGATGCATATACGAACCATACTGGGAAAAGAAATTTTCTTTCTTCTCAGACTTATCTATATATGTATTATACCACATTTTAGGGCAAGTGTCAAAGGAAGATAGATTTGAGTAAGACCATACCAGCCCATCTAAAATGAACTGGTATGTGTCTTTGTCAAAATTTATCAACGGAGGAAATCGCTCCACAAACTCGAAAGCAAACTATTAACGGTTTTATCGTTATTAGAATACCTTGTAGTATATGTGCCTACTGTCGGAAAATCACAAGCAGAATATTTATCGTTAATTTCCTTTACAAGCTTTTCAAGGTTTTCAAGGTCGGACTTATACTCAGAATATAAAGCATCCCTTTTTGCCCTTGCTTCCTCTGTTTTCTTTTTCAACTCTTCGTGCCTTGTTTCACAAGCCTTTATTTCTTCAACATCTTCAGAAGTTTTTCCGCAATAACTACAAACATATTTCATTATATAATCACCCCGATATTTAATTAGAACGGCAGGTCTTCGGCTGGAGCAGCATCTACCTTTGGAGCAGAGATAGTTTGAACATCGGGCTTTACAGCGGGCTTACCACCAGCATCCTCACACTTAAATACTACACAATCCCAGAATGTAGTATTATTCTGTTTATTGAAAAAGTTGGAAACGCCACAATTAAGAATCTTTACACGACCACCTTCAGGAACGCCATGTACGACAGGAACCGCATCACCAACAAACTTTACATAGCTACTAAAGTCAGTCTTGTAGCCACCACCAAGCTCCTTCTTGCTTGTAGAACACTGACAACTATAAGATGTGATTCTGCCATCATCAGTAGTCTTTGGGGTCTTCTTCCAAATAGTAATATAAGAATTGTTGCTAAACATTAATTTTTTACCTCACTAAAATTAATAATTTTGTACTGCTTCAAGAATTTCCTTCAGCTTGGATACATCTTTTACAGTATCATAACGCTTAGAGCCACCATTAATCTTTGCAATAAGGTCATAAATCTCTTCCTTTGACTTACCAGCATCAACTTTCTGCTTAAATGCAGTTGTAATCTCTGGAACAATATTCGAAGCCTCTGGCGCATTTACAGGATTTGCTTTTTCAAGAACAACCTTTTGTACCGTATCTTCTGGAGCAGCACCATCCAACCAAGCAGCAAGTTTCTTACCAGTATCACTATCAATCTTCAAGAACTGGCCATCGAAAATGCCGGTACGGTCTTTGGTAGCACCAGCAATATGAGTTTCATCAATGTCGAAGAAAAGAGTAAACTCATAAATAAAGCCATCTCTTGCAACAGGTGAAAGACCAAGCTTCTGTACGGAGTTCTTACCACG